TTATCAAAATAAATATTTATTATACTAATAAAATTATTTGTTTTTATAATTAAATATTTTAATTATATTATAAAATAATTTAATTAGCTAATCAAAATATTTATTTTGATAATAAAATAATTTGATGTTCAAAGTAAATATTTTGACTTTCAAAATAAAAAAATTTTGATTTTTTCCTACTTTTTCTCGCATTTTCCTATATATGAAATACTGATTTGGTCGAGGTTCGAGGCTTTTCTCCCTGATGTACTATTGAAATTTCCTATAGTTTCTCCTGCATCAACTATTACACTAACAATAAAATAATACTTCTATCATATTTTATATATTGTGTAGTATAATTATTATACATATTAATTTCTATGATAAAAATGTATATTTTATTCTAGTCTAAATTTAAAACTTATATCTGTATACTTCCACTCTTATTATAATATTAATTCTAGCTTATATGATAGCCTTTAAAACTATTTTATTTACTTTATCTATAATTTATATAGCCAATTTTTAAAACTCTAAATTATAGCCTTAAAACTCTTTAAATAAGATGTTAGATTCTAGTATACATTTTATATAAATTTCCTGCATCAACTCCAAAACTTACATTATAAAAATTTAATTAATATTAATTATAATACCTATATTAATTTTAAAGCTATTATACTATGTTTTAAAGAGTTCTAATAACTTAGATATATAAATTATAGTCTTAATCTTTAAAACTCTAAATTAATATATCTTATAACTTTAAATTAATATTATAACTCTTTTCCTGCTCCAATAAAAAAGACATCTACTATTTTTATATAATAGATGTCTTAAATACTATCTTAGAATTTTACCATAATACTAACATTTAATAAATATGTTACTATTAAAATTATTGTTAATTTATTTATCATAGATTCACTTCCTTTATTTTTATTTTATATAGATTAATTAACAGATACAATTAATTCATTTGCTCTTAATTGTGTATTATCTAGATGTAATAAATATTCTTTTCTTCCTGTCTTAGTAGAATATCTGATGTTAATATGTTTGCTATTTTCTGTTATTTCTTTTATATTTACCTTGTTTTCTGCTAGAAAATAAAGATAATTATTTAAAATCTTTTTAGTATTTTTAATTCCTTTATTATTTAAAACTGTACCTAAATTAATTAAATCTTGTTTTTTCATTCTATTCACTCCCTTTTTATTATTTGTGTTTACCATTTTTACAACTTCCAAAATCTCAATTTACCATTTTTGGTAAAGGGGATAAGGGTAAAGGGTAACAATGGTAAACACTATATTATTATTTTTTATTCCTAGTATACCATACCAACCAAGCTAGAATTATTGGTATGTATAGTCCACTTAGTAAATCTACAATAGTATCTGTATTAATCATAGATTCACTTCCTGAATAAACTTATTCAATTCAACTATTTTTCTAAACTTGATTAACTTACCATTTATAAAAATTTCTTTTTTGGCTTTTTTCTGCAACTCTCTAATATAATTAATATCGTTGTATTCCTTTTTCAATAATTGGTATTCATTCAAGTAAAGATTAGAAAAATCAATTTCTAGTATGTTTTTTTCTTGCTCTATAATTTCAATTATATTTTTTAAATCTTTTCTATAAAATTGTATCTTAAATTCTCTAAAGCCTTTAATTTCATTTGTTTTTAAAACTTGTCCACTTATTACAAGTTTTAAATAATAATTGTTTACTTGTTCATTTACTGCTATAAAACAATTTGTATTAATAGTTATATCATAATATGTACTTACTCCATAAATTTTAACATCTTTTAAAAATATCTTTTTCATTTCTTCCACTCCCTTTTTAATTTTTCATTTACCTAGTATTCTAAATTAGAATACTAGGTAAAAAGTAAAGACTATAAATTATCTATATCAACTCCTAATTCTTCTAAAGTTTCTCTAAAGTCTTTTAAAGTATCTGAATTTTTAAACTCACTTAAAAAGGTATCAATTATATCTTCTTCTTGTATCAAAATATCTGCTTCTTGTTCTTTTTCAGAACAACTACTAAAATTTCCATAGCTGTCTATAAAGAACAAGTCGTCATTCCAAGACTGTATATCCCCGAAGAAAGTTGCTCTTGCAATTTCCTCACCTTGTTTTCCTGATACTTCTATAAGTTCTTCTAGTGTATCATAAACAAATACTAAATCTTCAAAACATCCATTTTCAAAACATACTTCCCTTGCTAACTCTAATAATAATTCTGCTCTTATATTCATTTTACAACCTCCTAAAGTTTTATTATAATTTATTATACCATATTCTTAATTAAATGTCAAGTATTTTTTTATTTTGTTCTTAATATTAAATATTGTTCAAATTTTTCTTTTAATTTTTTTAGTGAGGTTGCTTGTAAAACATTAAATCCCCCATATAATACAAAATGTAATTTTTTATTACAAAAATATGTAAAATGATATTTTTGTAGATATTCTATAAATTCTTGTTTTTGTTTTTTCATTTTCATCACTCCCTAAATTTTATTATAACTTATTATATCATATTATTTTTATAATGTCAATCTTTTTTTTACAAGTTGCATAAATTTTTTATTAACTTATGCAACTTGTGAATTTATCTAGCTTTAATAATATTCTTCTTCGCATTCTTCATTTTCTGCTATAAAATCTCTTGTTATATAAGTTTTTTTGAAAATACATTCATCTAAAGTTTCATCATAAATTCCCAAAAAATCAGTATATTCGTATACATTTGATGAAAACTCCACGAATTCATCATAAGTTATAAAGTTTTTTATCTTACATTCGTCTATACATTCTTTTTTATCGTTGAATGTATAAACTAATAAACTTCCATTTGTGTATAAATAACTCTTTACTGCTATATACTCACTCTTGTAAATATATGCTAATTCGCATATATTTCCATTAACTAAAATGTCAAATTCTGTACTATCGTTACCGTTTAGATAGTACATACCATCTAAAATCTTAGATGTATCTAAATTAAATTTACTTATTTTCTCCTGCATAATGCTTTTAATTTCTCTAAATATTTCCAAGTTATTTTTCATACTCTCACTCCCTTTTTAATTATAACTTATTATATCATATTCCTAAAATTATGTCAAGTTTTTTATTTACATTTTTTATTTTTATCATTTTCATCACTCCTATTTTTTAAAACTCCATTTCATTATTTTCTAAATAATCTAAATAATTTTTTTTAAAAGCCTAAATCTATAAAAAACTTCACTGGTATTAAAAATTCCACTGTAGCCGTTAGTATAAACTTTATTAAAGATTCTTTTTTTGAGTCTTTACAGATACTAACTATATTATTATTTCTAGTGTAGACAACCTTATCTTTTAACACTTTTGCATCTACATTGTATTTTCTTAATATTGCATGTTCTATTAACATCAATGATGTCTTAGAACTGTTATTTAATACCTCTTCTAATAACTTCATATCTACCATATAATCTCACTCCCTTTTCTTTTATAGATATATTATAGCATATTTAAAATTAAATGTCAATACTTTTTTTAAATATTTTTTTATTTAATTTTAAATGTCCTGTACTTCCTTTACTATGTATATAATATCATACTTTATAAATTATGTCAATACTAAATTTTAAATATTTTTCTATTTTCTCCAGAATGAACCATTTTATCTAGCTTTCCAGTATTAAAAATATTTTTATAGATGTAATAACTTCCATTTGTTACATAATTCTATTATTTGTTTTTCCTGCATTTGCTATTTTAAAGCTATCAGATACCTTTTAAAAGCATTTTATAGATATTAGATATATAATTATATACCTAATCTTTTAAAACTTGTTAAAATCAATTTTAAATATAATAAAAAATATAGGACTTTTCAATTCTTCCTGCTCCAATAAAAAAGACTAGCATTATTTAGCTAGTCTTAAAATTTTTAATCTAGTATTCTATAAATACATTCACTGTTACAAGTCTTGAATGTATTTTCTGTTAAAACTTCTATATCTGTTTTATCAAAATAAACATTATTTATAATAATATTTTTAGTATTTACTATTGTTTTTAAGTTTTTTGAATGTAGTCTAATTAATCTAGCATAGAAATTATTAGCATTAGCGACATCTAAAGCACCATTTTTATTATTATTTCTATATGCACAAACTGTAATGTTTTCTTTATTTACTTTATAAAATACTTTGTAACCCCTATTTTTCCAGTCTTTAAATATACCTTCTCTATATATTAATAATAAATTCTTTTTATCCTTGTCAATTTTTAATTGTTCTATATATTCAAGGTTATCTATTACAACCTTTTTCCCGTTAATTCTTTCATAAAAATCTTTTTTTGTTAATTTCATAATTTATCACTCCCTATTTTTTAATATAATTTATTATACCATTTTTATTTTATAATGTCAAGTATTATTTTTTTATTTAAAATAAACTCTTGAAAAGTCTATTTTAAAACAGTCTTTATTTTCTCTTATAACTATAGTCAAGCCATTATTAAAGCATAATATACTAAATTCTTTTTTATATAACTCACTTAATAAGTTATATTCTTTAAATTTAGATGTAAATTTTTTTATAAACTCTAAACTTACATCTTTTAATGTTTTATTATTCTTTTCTAATTCATAAGTTTTAAATGCTTTCATTTCTCTAACTTCCATTTTATCCACTCCCTTTTTAATTTATATATCTATTATACCATCTTTAGAAAAGAATGTCAAGTATTTTTTTCTAAAGATGGTATTTATTTTTTATTTTCTATTCAACTTCATCAAAATCTAGCCCACTTTGTTTAGCTAACTTTTTAACATTATAGATAAATTGTAATTCCTCCACTAAAATATCCATAATTTTATTTTTAGCTATATATCCCACTTTAATATTTTCTTTTTCACAAGCCCTAACTATTTCAAAATAATAGTTATAAAGTTCGTCTTCTTCGTATTCTTTCAAACTTAAATCAATAGTTCTAATATCATTATAAAAGTATTCTTCAATATCTTCATATGTACTACAATTATTTATTACATAATCTCTTTGTTTGCTTGTTAATTGCTCTCCATAGTTGAAATTATAGCAAACTTCTCTTCCTAGCTCTCTAATTGTATTATAACATACCTTTTCAATCTTTTTCATTTTTAACACTCCCTTTTATTATTAATCTAATAAATTATTATTATATTCTTCTATACCATCTAAATAATCTTCTATATCTTCTAAATTATTACAATTATTTATGATGTATTCCTTTTGTGTATTTGTTAATTGCATATTCATTCACTCCCTTTATTTCTTTTGATACCTTATTATAGCATCAAAAATTGATTATGTCAATAAAAAATTTTAAAATGTCTAAAATATTTTTAAAATACCACTCAATCTAAGATATTTTCTAGTATTCCAGCATCAACCTAAAAACATATATAATATATAATAGTATAGCATTTCAATTTTATCTGCTCCAACTCCACAATTTACCTACATTTAAAAAATATTTTAAAAATTTAAAAAAATACTTGCATTTTTTTAATAAGTATGTTATAATGTTTTTAGTTAGATAGATAAGCAACCTATTTAACAAGAACATTAGCAATTAAATAAGATATGCTATAGCAAGTTAGTTGCTTTTATAACTGCTATAAAATATCAAGCATTTAAGATTTTAGAAATTATAATCAAAAATCAAGTCAATTTCAAAAATCAATCAATCTGTTCTAAAATCAAAGATGTTCTAAAAATGAACATTCTGTACATAATCTAAACTGTTCAGAAAGTGAACAATATGTACTGAAAACGAACTGTTCTGAAATCAAACACTATGTTCTAAAAGTAAACAGTTCAAAAATCGAACAGACTGTCCTAAATGCGAACGAAAATTTTTGGGAAAAATCCCTCGCTCTCTCCCTCCTCGTGTAGCCTTAAAAAAAGGTGGCGAGGTCGAGGCTCAGAGGTCGAGGTGGTCGAGGCATTTCTCTGAGGTCGAGATGTTTCCTTACTTTCCTAAAATAAATAAAAATATCTTATTTAATTTAATCTTAATTAAAACATTATAATTAATGTTTTAATAACCTAACTTTTTTGGATTTTCATTTTTACATTTGCTAGGGGTTCACTCCCTAAGATTCCCCTAGCACCTCCCAAAGTAATAACTCTATTGCAGTAGAGTTTATTATATATAAAGTAGACTTAGGTTTTATCGCTCCCAATGTTATTTTTAACTAAGTCTACACTTTCTTTCATTTTATTTACCTCCCTAAAATAAATAGATGAAAACAGAAAAGACACCTTTAATTAGGTGTCTTTTAATTTATCATTAATCTTCTAACATTTCTAGTATTTCTTTATCTGTCTTTTGTATACCATTACAAAATATTCTTTGATTGGTACTACCTCTTAATAGTATCTTTAAATTTTTGTTTTCTATTTCAAATTTATCTGTAATTAAAAAATCTATTATAGATATATCTAACCATTGTTCAACTTCTTCTTTTGAATACCCAGTCCATACATACAAAGTTTTATTGGTATTCTGTTTTATCCACTTAATACATTCTATAACTTCTTGTCTATTTAAAGGAGCATAAGGGTCGCCTCCGATAAAACTTACATTATGACATTTACTTGTTAAAATTAAATCTTTTATTTGCTCTAAAGAATAATCTTCTCCACCGTTTTCACTCCAAGTTTGTGGACTAAAACAGTGTAGACATCTATGAGGGCAACTCTGAGTAAATATACTTAAAGTGAATCCTGTTAGACTATTAATACCATCATTATCTACAATACTAGCAATTCTCATTTTATCATATCCTTTATATTATTTTCTTAATAATGTGATTGCTCTCACAAATTATAACAAAATAGTGTGAATATACTCACACTATTATTTATTTTATTTAATTTATAATACCATATACTTCAATTCTCATTTTTTGAAATTTCAAATTTTGAAAATCTGAATTTGGGAATAGGGGTAAAGGGTAATAGGGTAAAGGGGTAAAGCCCCTCAACTCTTTTAGGTAAAAGGGGTTATCTTTTATTAGGTAATGCCCCCTTGACATCTGCATACAATATCAATATAAAGAATATAAACCATAAACCTAATTCTATTAATAATATTGTTCCTATTCTATTGATGTTAATTATATTTAATAGAGTTAAAAACCATAAGACTAGGGTTATAGGGGTTATGATATTTAATATCCATATTCCTATAACAACTACAAAAACTAAGAATGTAATTATAATTCCCAAAATACACCTACCTTTGTAAACTTATCTAATTCTTCTACTACTATATTATTCTTAGATAAGTTATACTCTCTGACAACATACATTATAAATTTATCTACATTTTCTTTATACCAAAATATAGTAGCCATATTCTGCTTTTTGTATTTATTATTGGCTAGGGTAAGTATTCTATCCTCAAATTCTTCTTTTGCTAATTCTTCTCTACTCTTTGAGGGTTTTGACTTATCCTTTTTCTTATCTCTTTTTCTTAGTATAACTCCACCTACTATCATAAGTGTTAATAAAAACACCATAACTAAAATAAAAATTTTCATTGTTACCTCCTATAATTTTTTATTAAAATGACCATAAATGCTTGTAGTAATAGTAAAATACTTTGTTAAATCCTCTAAACTAATTTCATATGAATTATGCTTAGCCCACTTATCTTCTGTTTCTAACCAATAAGTTATAGTTATCTTATCTGTTACACTAATACTTAATCCTGTAATATCCAATACATTATATAAATCTGTAGTCTTCATAACATTTTTAAATTCTATATTTAAACTGTCATCTGAACCTACATAAATATTAGAAACATACAGAAATTCTCCATCTCTAAAAAGCATTTCCAAAACTTCAAGAGTATTCTTAAAGTAAAGGGGGTTGCATTTACTATAATCAAATTTATTTATAATTTCAAATAAATCTTTATGATTTTTTCTACTTTTACTATGTACTCTAAAATCAAAATGTCTACCTAAAATATCATATGATAGAGTTAAAGATTTACTGATACTCATTATACCAACCCCTTTTCTCTTAATTTTACTATTGTATGTTTTTCTATCTTAGAACATTTCATTATTTGATTAATAGTAGTTTTAAGGGTATATTTTTTAACTCCTGAGGTTACTACTAACTCTACTGTATCATCAAAATCTGAAATTCTAATTTCTGCAAGAGCCATATAAGGTAATACCCTAGTGTTTTCAGTAAAGAAATATATACTAAATCTATCATCTTCAAAATATTGCCAATGAATTGGAACTAAATTACTATGAAACATCTTTTGTAATACCTTACAAGTATTTTTACCACAAGTATCTGACATATTTACTACTTCTTCATTAACTATTTGGTCTACAATACTATAATAATCTTTTTTCTCTTTTGTAAACCAAAAATGAAAATTTACATTATTGTGATAATTAATTCTAACATCTGCATTAACAATTTCTCCAAAAATGTTCTTATTTGTTTCACTGTTATTTTTAATCTTTACCATAAAATCACTCCCTATAATTTTAATTATGACACTCTGAGATAGCCTTTAAAATGATTTTAAATCTTTTTAGGACTAATTATATACCTATACTAGATTAAACTCTTTTAAAAGCCTCTCATAAGGTCATTTATTTTATATTAATATTATAGCATTAATTTTATAGTTTGTCAAGATAAAATTTTATTTAAGAGGTTTTATATGTTTTACCCTCTTACCCATTTCTTTAATTCTACCCTTTACTGCTTTTGTGAAATTATATTTACCAAGATAGCCACAGCATCTAAGTGTAATATCCAATTTTAGAGGGTTTGAGTTATTACAATTAGGACATACATAAGTATTCTTTTCATCATTATAAGGAATATCCCCTACATAACCACACTCAAAACACTTATTGCTAACTGTATTAACTCCAAAATATTCTATACCACATTCATAAGCCCATCTCATTAACTCTATTGCAACTTGCCAATTCTCTAATTTACCTGAATTTTCCACATAAGTAATATTTCCACCATTAGAATATTTATGGAAGTTAGCTTCGGCTTTTATCTTATCAAAAGCATCTATAGGTTGTTCTGATGGGTAATGAAAACTATTAGTATAATATCCTCTATCTTTTAACCATTGAGGTATTATATCTCCATAATTTTCTACATCTGTTACAAAATAAGTATATATTGAACTTTCGGCAGGAGTGCCATATACCGATACTGGAAGTCCTGTATTTTCTTTTATTTTATTTGCTTCTTCGCTTATAGTTTTTATTAATTGTAAACCTAAATCTAATCCTACCTCATCATTTATGCTATGTTGTCTATCTGTACATACTTCTAGTACATCTCCAATTCCAATATAGCCATAACTAATAGATGATTGAGTTGATTTAAGGAAAGGCTCTATGCTATCTTCTGCTTTTAATCTAGCAATTCCACCTGCCATAAATAATATAGGTACATTTTTAGGTTTTAATTTCTTTACTTGATTATATCTCCACTCCATAGATTTTTGCATTAATGGAGTATAACTTTTTATTTTATCTTTGACTTTATCTATTCTTTCTTGATAAGATAATTTATTCCAATTTGGAGTTTCTCTTATGCAACCCCACAATAAATTTGGTATTGAGAGTGTTTGTACTCCAAAATTAAATCTACCTTCTTGTTGATATTCTCCTTTTTCATTTTTAAAATCATGATTTACTCTACTTCTACACAACTCTCCTGATAGTTTCCTATCTCTATTTACAGATTGAGAGTTAGACTATATCTTCAACTGTTCTAGTTGCAAATGCACTTCCTTTAGTATTAATCTCTAAAGTACAAGGCTTCTCTACATACACCTTATAGTCGTTACATTTTATTTATATTCAAATTCATAATTATAATTATTTGTTTTCTTTATACCTTTTAATATAGAAGTTATTGTCTTTCTATTTATATTTAAAGTATTACTACATTCTCTTATACTTTTAAAATATAATATTTCTTTTGTCAATTTATTCGTTACTTTAAGTTCACATCTATATTTATTCTTATATAAATTATTATCATAGCCATGTTTAGTATTTTGACTATTAGTTGTCCACTCCAAATTATTTACAGAATTATTTAATTTATTACCATCTTTATGATTTATTTGTGTATAATTATTTGGGTTATCTAAAAATAATTCTGCAACTAATCTATGTATTCTAATATATTTCTTTTTACCATTTACTCTAAATACTACTTGATAATAACCTACATTATCTATCCATTTACTGTAGGGTTTATTTGTTTTTAAATTTATAATTTCTCCAAATTCAGTTACACCTACATTATAATCTTTATGAATTTTAATATTATCATCTCCTTTAATAGAAAATGAATATAAATCTTAACTCGGTATTACCTTATCCTTTTAGGACTTAGGCTCACTTACATACTCAAATATATTCCTATATTTAAACCTATTACTAGGGAGTAAACCGATAGCCTATATTATACATATAGACACCTCTTTAATATGAGTTCACATTTGTTGGGCTATATTACTAACCCATTCTACTGTAATATCTTCCATTATCATAATCTTGCTTACTTATACACAAAATGTCAGGGTAAATGCAAGTCATTTGTGTCTTTGCTACTTCTTTTGTTATATAAAAATATGGGTCTGTATCTCTTAAATTATACCCATCTACTAAAAAGTAACTTATCTTAGGGAAAATTGTGGTTTTGCTACCTGCTTCTTTTCCTAGTCCTCTTTGTCTTACTTTTAAATATTGTAAAATTATTTCTTCACTTTCCCAAGATGTAGGAACACCAAAGGAAATTGTACTAAATGGTGTTTGCATAACCCTCTAAGTTTCCTTAGAGGACTGACTATATATTCATCCTTATAGAATTATAAGGAGTATAGTTATTCAATTTAAAGGGTTTTCTCCTACTTAATATTTCAATTAAGCCTTACTCCTGATGACAAATTATTTATAGTTGCTTGTCCAAAGGGATAGTCGATGCACCTTTTATTCTTTTAATAAATTCGGCACAGTATTACCTGCTATCTATATCTCAAGACCGTAGGCTCTCTTAGTCAGTGTATTCGTCTATTCTTAAAAAGAATTAAAATCAATATCGTCGATTGATAGTCTTATCTAACTGATACTGTTAGCTTATCTACACCCTCTTTTAAGGTTTTCTATATTTTTAAATATATCTTACGATATAAGTGAGCCAAACATCTCAACTCTGACAACTAATACTATTTATCTGATATTCAAATATTTGACAAGCATCATATATATCTTTTCTTGTCTTATTTTTAGCTTCAGTAAATTCTCTTTCATACATTTTCTCAAGTCTTGCATTTCCACTATCTATATCCCCATATAAGTTTTCAAGGTTAAATATAGTTTCATCTAAACTAGCAGTAGATATATTATGCAGTAATCTATATACATCTATAAAATTCTTTCTAAAATTCTTTTTGGCAAAGAAAGATAGGGTTTCATTAATATTATGGCTCGATATCCCACCAAATTCCTGATTAGCCGTAGACAAAAATATTTGACTTACAATATTAAAAGCAGTCTGTACACTATTAGGTTGATTTATGACTGCATTAGTTATCCAAGTTCCATTCATTATCATATCTTTAATATTCAATATGCAACAATTTGTAAGTCTTTCCCATTGGTCAAAATCGTGTTGATAAATAGTTTTCTTTCTATGTGCCTCTAATAAATCTTTAGGTAGCATTTTCTCTCTTCTTTTTCTAAAATATTCTCCTGCTACTAAATCTCTTTTAACATTAGCTACATCAGTTTTCTTATTAGAGTTCTCATCATCTCCATAATCTAAGAATCTTTCAATTTCTTTATCTAACTTCTGTTCTCTTAATACAGTTCTCCTAGTTCTATATCTCTCAAATTCTCTTGCAGTGATTATAAGGTTATTTTTGACTAAGGTATCAAATACTAGGTCTTGTATCTGCTCCACTGTCATACCCTCTCTAATCGCTTTAAAAACGATTTCAGATAATTCTTTAGCATTTCCATTCTCTTTAGTTTCATTTAATGCTTTGGATATTACTCTCTCAATCTTTTCTACTTTAAACTCTTGCTTTTCTCCATTTCTTTTAACTATTTGCATTTGTTTCTCCTTTATTTAATATTAAATATCTAATAATATTAGGGTCATTATCTAGTATCTCTCTATCATATTCCTTAGTCTGCCATAAGGTTAAATAACAGTCTATATTAGGTACTAGCTTTCTTTTCCCTATTATTAATTGATTTTCTTTTTCTATTGGTTGTTCATAAGTATATAATGCTATTTCATACATAATTTCCTCCTTAGATAACAAAAGAGTACCCACAAAAGTGGACACTCTCATATTATATATTACTTTTTTCTCTTAGATTTATCATATAATTTATTAATATTATTTATTAATTCTATATATCTTTCTGATTTTCTCTCATCTTCTGTTAAGACATATCTTGCATTTATTTTTTTCTCATTTAATGTATAAAAAGTTATAAGTAAACGAGATTTAGATACTACAAGTAATTTTCCATTCATAAGTAAAAAGTGATAGGTGTCTTTAATAGGTTCATGATAAACTTTATATATGGGAGCATAATATAAGGCTCTATATTTTCTTCTCCTAAAGTGTTTACTGCTTGTGAGTATAAAGTTTAAATCTAAACCTTGTACTTCTTTCATACTCTACCTTTACTTGACTTTTTTAACTCTTTGAATGGTATATTTATTTTATCTTTGTAAGGTTCAAAAGATTTCATATTCTTAACTAATATTAATGGTTGCTTATTAAAGTCTAATACTTCAAATGCAAAGTCTTTAAAAGTATAATAAGCTAATGTGGGTTTATCATCTACTACTTGTAATACATTTTGCTTGTTTATAAGCAGTGTTTTAGGCTTATAAGTAGCAGATATAGATGTATGATGTTTGTCATCATATATTACTACATCTACAGACTGTAATGTTCCTAATATAATCTCACTTTTCTTTAAGTTAGTATTCTTAGTTTGGTGGTCAGTTACTAAATATTCCTTATATATCTTTAAAGACTTTAGTTCCTCTCCTTTTGTGTGTAATATACAGTGTTGTTTAGGTATTCTTAATCTACCTCTGTTAAAGTTTAAGAATATTGTTGTTTCTATCATTTTATCATCTCCTTTATTGTTGCTTTATTTATTATAATAAAATCTCCAGTAGTTAATAAATCTAGTTCTATATAATATTTAGATTCTCTTAGCTTATCTAATATTCTATACTTAGATTCACTATCTTCTATTAGAATACATTTATCTAACCAATTCATTATAGATAGAAAGTCTGATTTACTACCATTGAAATTTCTAATTAATAATTTTATTTTAATCCAATCTTGAGTAGTCATTTTCTTACTTCCTTTCTTAATTAAGTGTTACACCTTTAAAAGTAAAATATTTTATACTTCTATCTATAGGGTGTACTTCGTGGGTAATAATGAAGTTATCATTATCTCCTATTTGTGATTCCTTGATTACTTGTAATAGTCTATCTAAGGCATAAGTATGATAGTCTTCTTCTCCATCTCCATAATATATAGATACATAACCTACATCAACCTTTTTAAACATTTCCAATACACCATAAAATTTATCATAAGGTATTGGTTCTCCTAGTGTTACTATCATTTTTGTTGTTTTCATAATATCACTCTCCTCGTACATTAATTAAATTTTTCTATATAATAAGTATATCATAAAGTATTGTTTTTGTCAAGGAAAAATTATGTCCTCGTAGAATTTTTTGTTTTCCTTTGATATATAATATAAAAATAGGTGTCTGAAATAGGCTAGAAATGGCTAGTTGTAGACTACTTAAAAGTAAGATATTATGGGTAGTTTACATTGTTGTTTTTAATTTAGGTAATACATAAGCTCCATAAACATCTACATTATCATTTTTCTCATCTATATTAACAAGTATTTCAAGATAATATTCATCTTCTAAGCTAGTTGGGTTATCCTCACTTAAACACCATACATCTTTTATTTTATGTTCTAATATTACTTGATAATCTGTAGGCAATAAAGTAATTATATCATCTTGCCAAGTAGTTGAATCAAATAATATTAATTTTAAAACCTCTTGTATTTCAAACCATTTATCCAAATTCATAGATTTACTCATTATTCCTCCTTATTTCTTCTTATATAAACTATTTAATCTTTCTTGTTCTTCCAATATTTCAAATTGAGATAAACCTGTTATTTTAGTAACTTCTTTTAAAGTTAATAAATTATGTTTCATAAGTTCATCATACCATATAATTACTTCCCATCTATCCCAATATCCACCACCAGTTAATAATATAGGATTGAAAGACACATACATAGTTTTATAGGTATTCTTATCAATAACAACTGTTCTTAATATGTTATTAGATTTTAATTTTGGTAATAAATTTTGTCTTAAAGTATTATAAGATATTTCTAATACTTTTGCTAAATCTTCATAAGTTCTACAATATTGATTAATATTATCTCCATATTTAATTCTACCATATAAATCTACTCTCCAAGACAACTTTGTAATATAACCTATTTCTGTTGTAGTTAAATCTTTTGTATACTCATCTAGTAATTTTGGATTTTTACTTGTTAAATTAAAAGGCATTACTACTTTTCTAGGTAGTTTATATTCTTTATCTAAAGTTAATTTATCCTCTAAAGATATATGTTGAGTTCCTAAACATTCTCCATCTTCGGAATAATATTTAACTGTTACAACTTTATCTTTACACTCTTTTGCTCCTCTTATAATTTTGTTTATTATTATGGCTTTTTCTTTCTTTAATTCTTTGTTATTCATACTCCTCCTTATTTGTCATTGATATTGTTAGTAAATATAAAATGTCGTCAAACAAAAATAGATAGATTTATTTGATTATATCAATATAAATTCCTATTTTTTAAATTTTCGACCCTTCTCTTAGTGTGGTGCTAATGTTACCACCCCACTCTTTTTGTTCCAAAAATTCACACCCCTCAACATAAGGTGTTTCGCCACCTTAACTACGAACACTTCGCCTAACGGCTTGTGGAAAGTAACCTACAATAGAATTTACCAATAGTTTAAAATGTCAACTATTTATTTTTAAAATAATTGAGTGTAACGAAATTCAAATATTGTAAGTGTTTGGTTAATACAAATTAGATTTATAAATGTTTGTAAAACACAAACAAATATTTAGGGTAGTAAATGTGATATAGTTACATAAGATAGAGATAGGGATTGATGTAGGAATAATGGGGGATATAGAGATGTTAAACTTACTAATGAATTTTGGAGGGTGTGTTCTCGCCTCGACCTGCCGAACCCCTTATTATATACACACATTATATATCCTCCCCTATATTTACCTCTATCATACCCTCCCATACTGTCCTATTTTCCTATAATCTGTTCATTTTTCTCTCATTTTGTATTATTCCCTATCATTTTGTCCTATTTCTGAACATTTCTCTATCATATCTTAGCTACTTTCTTACTAATATCTCAATTCCTCCTAGTTTTACCCTTTGTCCTATTGATACTTTCTGATTCCACTAAGTATAGGTTACCTTTCATAGATATTATCTGCATAATAACTCTATCATATTCTTACTCCTATATCTATGGTAGCTCCTAATTGTCTACAAAGTAAGTCTGCTATTCATTTACCAATGTTCTAGTAATCTTTGAGATTTCGCTCCTACTCTCTTACTTGATTACATAATCATTATATCATATAAAAAGAGATATGTCAAGGAAAATTTTAACATATCTCATAATTTTTTAATCAAGTACCCATCTTAATGTTTGTATTTTATTATACATATTTTCAATTCTTCTGAATACTATTTCTCTATTTGATTCTTTAGTAATATTCTTTAATTCTATTACATCTTCAATAAGATAATCTACTAACCTGTCTAACTCTTCTCTTATCTCATCTACTGTTTTCATTGTCTACTCCTAGTATATTCATTATTTTATCATATTTATCTTGTGCTTCCTTATAGTTATCAAAGTAATTATTTAATCTCTTTCTAGTTCTATCTATGTCTAAATCTCTATCATAATCTATTGCTATACTTACTTTATCAGAGATATCTATATAATAGTATCCTCTGTTTATTTCTTCTACAATCTCTTTTATTTCCAATGTATCATAGTAATATATTCTATCTGTAGTAGAATATATTTTTGTATTGTTTCTATTATTATCATCTAAGGCTACTAATATATAATCATAACCACTTATATGGAATATCTTATACCCAAGTTTACTATAATCATATTCATTATCTAAAATCTCTAAAGTCCACTCATATAAGTTATCTTCTCTCTCATAAAAATCTACTTTTATTCTCTCTTTCATATTATCCTCCTTTTTATTATCAAAATTAAAGGGTACTATAGCACCCTTATCTGTCTTTACCCATATTCCTTCTTTATCTGTTCTCTCTATACCATAGTAGTCTAATAACTCATCTATACATTCTTTCATATAACTCCTATAATACATCATCTTGAAATGTACAACTAAATATCTCATCTTCTCTTATATGTTGTAATATACAGTCTATATTCAATCTCACTCTATCTTTGATTCTCTCTACTCTATCTCTATGTAGATTATATTTAGTTCCATTATAACAATTAAAAGTTAATATACCCTTTCCTAACTCTTGTGTGTTATTTGTATCTTGCCAAAGAACTCTAGCTATTATGTCTTTCTTATTCCAAGCGAATATAGTCATTCTTATTTCAGAACCTCTTTTATCATATTTATAACTTGCTAATGTTGTAATTATCATATTATCCCTCCTATCCTATTAATAATCTATCTTCTCTATCTTTCTTACCTATCTTCTTATTACCCATCATATTTCTCATATCTTGCATAGAATAGCTACTACATCTTGTTACTTTCTTTGTATCCCCACTATAATAGTATTTCTTATGTTTGCTACTCCAAAAGAAACCTAACCCTTTTAATAGTGTATCATATGTTCTACTTGTATCTACCCATAGCCAATCTCCAACTACTTCTAATTCCATATCATCATAGTACATTAATTCATTTATTAATGCCTTTACCATTTCAGACATTCTAACATCTTTATATTGCTTTTCTATAAAGTGTTCTATTAGATATTCATATTCACTATACATTTCTCTAAATTGCTCATCTATACCACCAAAATCACTATGATATATCTTAGCTAATTCTCTAAAATGATGTTTTATATCTGCTATTGTTTCATATTCTCTAGTAAAATATTTGTATTTCATTCTCTCATCTCCTATATTAATTTATATCTTATTCTATCATATTCCTACTAATATGTCAAGTATTATTTGTTATTTTTGTGCTTATTTTTATCCTATAGTAAGAACATATACAACTTTCCTTGTATTTACTCATTTTATTTTGACCTTATGAGAGCCTTTTTAACGAGTTTTATTTTATGAGAGGTGTTATGATATACCTATACCTTTTAAAATCGTTTATATGGCTTGTGAGAGTGTTGTTAGATTTTGTTGTGTTTATTGGAGAATTAAAAAAGAGGGTAGGAAGTAGGGTTAGCTACTTGATACCCTCTAGTTATAGGGTGGTTATTGCTTTCTTTCTAATTACACATAGAATCCCAATCTTCTATTTCTTCTTCTGTTTCTAATACTGCATAACTTGTTTCAATAGTATTTGATAACCAATCATCAAATAATTTTTCTAATAAGACATCATTCTTAATTATTTCTTCTGCTTCCTCTTCTGTATATTTCCAATCGTCCACTAAATCTATAACTTCTGCATTTGCACTAAAAGAATTTGCTCTACTATCCACTAAAAAACCTACTTTATATTTACTCATTATTCCTCATCTCCTTTACTAATTATCTTTTCTTTTTATTATTATTTCTTTATTCAAATTATCTATAAATACAGATAAATTTCTATTCTTTTGTTGTAATGTCAATTTATTCTTATACTCACTTGATTTAAAATGTCTTATCATATCATATATTTTAGAAATTCCTTCTGAACTTTTAATTTTATCAGTAAAATAAATGAAATTATCTTCTAAGTAAACTGTATAAGTATATTCTGTATTATTAATTAAATTTAATTTATATTCTCTAGTATAACTATCTCTAATTAATAACTCATCTTCTCTATATTCTGTAGCAGGCAGTATAATTAATTCTATTGGATTAATTATTTCTAAAAAACTTAATTTATCTTGTATTATTAATATTTTGACTTCTCTTGACATATTTATCAACTCCTTTAATTTATTTTATATGTCTATTATAGCATATCTTATTATAATTGTCAAGAAAATATTTATTAAAATAAAAAAGAGATGAGTAATCTCATCTCTTTCTCTTATATTTACTATTTCTTTTTAAAAGATTTAATCTTTTTTATTAACTTACTAAATATATTTTTTATTGGAGTTCTAAAATAAGCTAATACAAGTACACCTAATAAAATTAAAACTAATGTTAATTTCATAGTTAATATACACCCCCCTTTTAATTAAATAATCTATTATTTAAGTCATCTAAGTCATTTTTCATCTTACCTAAGTCTAAGCTATTATATTTATATCCTAGATGTCTTTGACCTACATTATCTAATAAATCGTAGTCTAATTCTAAACCATAATTATAATTTATTGTTTGTATATCTTCTAAATATAGTTTATGATTATTAGGAATAATAAGGTAAGTACAAAACTTACCTTTATCTTCCACTATATAACCACTTGTATATCTATATAAATTCATTGCATATACTTTAGGTTGTTCCTCTAATTGTTCTATTGATATTGTAGGTTGTGTAACTTCCCACTCCATTATGTACTCCTTTAATCTACTCTTGTAACTTCTGTTAAGCCTCTAGTAAAATCCTCTATTGTATTGTAACCCTCTAATTTAGTTACTTTTACACACATATGTTGTCCTATATTCTCAGGTCTTATAGATATATCTTTAAAGGTATTTTCTGAATTAAATAAATCTGATGTAAGTTTTTGTTTGCTATTACCAAATATTCTACCTACTTCACCACCAATAGTATTTAATTGCATATTATTAAAATATTCATTTAATACATCAAATTTTGTACCTAAGCCCCCATTTACATATTCAAATTTAAAGCCTCTTATATTTTGTTGTATAGGTTGTGTAGATGTTGTATTTACATTAATTTCATTCATTAAATAAGTCTTTCTTGCTCCCATATCTTCAATATATTGTGATATCTTTATTTGATTACTAGAAATCTTAGTAATTTTAACTTTAAATTGTCCATATTGTTCATTAGGATATGTTCCTATATTAAAATAAAAACTTATAATTAAATTTAGTAAATATTGTATTTTTGTTGTGTCATCTGTTGTACCAAAAATCAAGGAATTATTTATATAAGACAATTTGATATTTCCAAAGTTAGTTACTGAATTTATGCTTGAAGGAGTGGCAACATCATACCCTATAGATTTATAAACAATATTACTTGTTCTAGCTAGATTTGATGTTGATTTTATCCATTCAGTAACACATTTATTAAAATCCGAATAACTACCATTCATATCTATATATTTAGTTAGAACTTTATTTTCTTGTAGACTTCTCTCTACATCAGGAACTTCTAAATAAGATACTTGTATTCTACCATTATCAAAATATTTATATGTAGTTTTACTCTTTGACTCCTTATATAAAATATTTGTAAAAGCATTATCTAAAGGGTAAAATACAATACCTTTAATATTTCTATAAGTTAGTACATATTTTAAATCTCTATGTGTTGCTACCCAAAGTCTTTCTATTCTAGTACCTTTGTATATTCTAACTAAATAATATTCTATAGGTGTAAATTTAGAATACTTTTCATCTACTGTATAAATTTTATCTGCACTTACATCTTTTATAACTTCTTTAGTATTTTTAGATAAAGACCTATAGTCTATATTTTCAGTTATTTGTATTGCTTTAATATCTTTATCCCCCATAAATGTATTTATTATAGAGTATATACTATCCGATTTTTGTATAGCTAAACCATTAATTAATGGGTATAAATAAATTTTATTATTTGATTTATGTAATAAAGATGGAAAAGAATGTAATTTACTAAATGTTGTTTTATCTTTCCAACCCCTAATATAAACATTTGCTAAGAAGTTAGGTATAACTTTTAAATTTATACCTGTTTCTATTCCTGTATCAAATGTGGAAGGATAATCTTCTCTATTCCACATAGTAAAATAACTATCTATACAATATAATTTATTTGATTCTAATGAATTTAGAAAAGTTGTTATTTTATTTGATAATTCTTTATAATATATCTCAAAATCTTGGATATCTAACTCTCCAGACTCAATAAAATTAATACTAGGATATTGTATGTATCTAGGTAAATATCCCATACTATCTAAATTAGTAAATTGTTCTTTGCCTATAATATCTTTTTGAGTTACTAAAGTATTAGTCCAAGTATCTAATATAGTTGAAGATAAATCTTTATCTGCATTTTCAACTTTATATAAAGAAGAAGTGTCTATACCCCCATCAGAAGAACTATTTTTATTTTTAAAATATTCCTCTCTATATTGTGTTTGTAAAGCTTCATCTCCTATATTCTCATCTTCTTTTGTAGAAAAATATAATTTATTCATACAATTAAATGTGTTTAGGTTCATAATTACATATAATTCTTCTTTTTGTTTATCCCAATAAGTATAACCATAATATTTATTATTATAATATCTATCTATGATTTTTTGAGTTAATTGGGCATCCTCTGTAAGAACTAAAGTATCCATATCTATTTGATACCTATTTGTATAATTGTTATCTGACAACCCTACTCTATTATCCGTTACATTAAAAGTTTTATATGTATCTTTTACAAGTTTTTTAGGTGTAATGTTAATAATAGCTCTTTGTGGGTCATAACTAAAAGAAGCAGAACCCTCATATAATTTAGTTAAATATTCATATAATATATTATCATCTGTTTTCTTTATACAGAAATGATTTATTAAAGGGAGATATATGAAATCTGTTTCTGTTCTATATATTAAACAGTAAAAATATTTAGGTAAATTATCTCCTACATTAAATTCATTTACTGCATCAAAAGTTAAATTTACACTAGGATTTATAGTGTTTATACTTGCTTGTTTTATATCTTTTAGATATATCATTGTTTGTTCATTATGATTTAGACTAAAATTACCTTGTGTAACATATACCTTATTATTTTCTATATCAGATATATTACGAACACCTAATAATATAGCTAAATATTTTAAAGTATTTTGTGCTATAGCACTAGAAATAGGAACTTTAAATATAGGGTTTTCAGTAAGAAGGATATCTTGATATATAGGTATATCCATAAGTACACCTTTTGAAAATTCATTTGCTATAAATTTCATTCTTTCAGAGTTTAAAGGTAAAGTCCTTGATAACTCTGATAAAATAGAGCCTGATAACCTATCTAAAATTTGTTTTGGTCTAGGAGTTAATTTACTTTTACTATTTTCAAAGTTATGTAGCAATCTTTTTCCATATGTAAAATTATTAATCTTACTTTGATATATAATGTTAACTCTTGAATTTGATATAGAATCAACAGTAATATGTCCTAATTTTAGGTTAGGTAATTTTATTCCTCCTATATAATTATTATCTTTTTTTGTAATACCAAAAGGTTCTACTACATCATTAATAAATGCCCCACCAACATTACTTACATATTCTTTATAACGAAAACCTAACAAACCATAACCAATAGCATCTGAATTATTATTCCACCACTCAGTATCTAAAAAGTTGTTAAATTCTGAATTTCCAGTTGTACCTATCCCACTTCCACTAGGTAAATCTATCTCTTTATCCTCATCTATAGTACCATTAAACTGTTTATATTTTAATTTTGAGTTATCTAATCTTAAATTTTTAATTACATCATTTAAATCCGTTTTATTAGCTTTTGCATTTAATTGACTAGATAATGTTGTTGTGTCTATACTATCTACTTTTGATTTTAAACTGTTAAAATCTGTAGAACTAACCTTTGTTTGTAAATCTCTAGTTAGTCTTGATGACATAGTAGTCATATCTTGTTTTACCTCAGAAATAACTTGATTAACTAATTTTGTACTAGCTAAAACTGTTTCTGAATTAGATGTAATAAGAGAACTTACATCTAAATTAAATCCTGTTTTCTTTTCTATTTTAGGCTCATATAATCTATCTCCTATAGTTTTAACATCACTTTCTGATATATTACTAGATTTTGTATAAGGTTCTCCATTGATTTTATTTAAAGTTATATTTTCTACAACTAAATCTTTAACTATGCCAGTTTTATCTTCTAAATTCTTAGTAGTATTAAATTTTACATAGTTTCCATCTTTGAACTCTTGTTTAAAAGTTGTATAATCTAAACTTTGATTATCTACTTTTATTTTTAAATTATCGTAGTCAGTTGAATTTACTTTCTCTTTTATTTTGGCTTCTATCTTTTCTGCACTAGAATAATCATTTGTTACATTTCCTTTGTCTAGTTTATTGTTAAGATTATCCACTATACCATTAACAAATGATTGAAGTTTATCTATTATTTTATTTAATTTAATACCCCAAGTATTCTCATCTGAATTTAGTATAGGTTTATCCTCTAATAAATTAGGTTTTTGCATTTATTCACTTCCTTTTTAATATAAAATCTACCTTAATAGTATAAGGTAGTTCTATATCTATATATATCTTTTTCTTTAATAATGTAATCAAATTTAGTCCTCATTTAATTCTTTTGCTTTATTAAAGGCATCTGTCCATACAGTATCTCTAAATTTCATAGCTAATTCAGAGGATTTAAAATAATTTCCTACATCATAATATAAGGAATCTGCCTTAGTATTTTCCTCTGTATGTATCTTTATATACCCTAGAGAATTTATACTATAATAATTCTCATATAGATTGGCTCTCCATCTTTTTGGTCTACCATATTTATGATTTATTTCTGTAACAAAATTCTCTATTTTAACTTTATCTTCCTCATATATTAGCATTTCATCATCTAACATATCCCATATACCTTCAAAGTCATCAAGTATATAAATATTATCTTGGTGTCTTACTAATTTTACTTCATTATTATGTACCTCTGATACATTCGAGGGTATATTATTCTTGACTATTCTCCAAGCATACTTACCCCATATTTCTTGAAATTCTATCTCTAAAACCTTTTCTTTTTCCATAGTTCCTCCTTTAAACTTTTACTTTATTTCATTTATAAGATTTTGAATGAAATCATCCCAATCTTCTTCCTCAGATAAATAATCATTTAAAGCATCACGATAGTCGTGCCAATTATCTACACCACCACATTCAAGTGCATTTAATGTATGATAAGAATATAAAAACTCTTCTAAAGTTTCTTTGTCTATTTCATAATTTCCATTTTTTAGTCTTTTTATTTCCATATATAACCTCCTATTTATCCTTTTTTAATAACCAAATAACAAAACATATAACTGAACATAAAACTATATATCTTATATTTTTATTTGGTATATATTCTTGTATTAATTGTATAATTCCCATTAATTATCACTGTCCTTTAATAATTCCTTTAATTCATAAATACCCCTCCATTGTTCCTCTAAACTTCCCATAAAATTATGTATATCTATATTTAAAGTATATTCTTGTTCTGTTACAATATCTTCGCATACTACAACTATTCTTTTTGATGTCTTACCTATGAAAACTACATTTATATATGTAGTTTTAAGTAATTTACCTTTACCATCATCTAATTTTAATCTAAAAGTCCATTGAACTTCTTTATTTTCAAAATTTCTAACTTGATGACATTTATCATAAAAATCTTTAACATCATAAATAGTTATTTGATTATTCAACAATGCTTGTTCTATTATTTGAATATTATTTATAGTATATTGACTACATTCACTTCCATAAATAGCTTGTAATTCTAATTCTGTTTTATTGTTTAAAAAGTCTTCTATATTAGTAATGCTTGAATTTTGTAATACAAACTCTTTTAAATAAATAAACTCTTCATTAGTCAATGTATCTATTTTCTTTGGTAATTGTAGAGATGATATTTGTATTTTATCTTCTACAATTATATTATTTTCTTTTGTAACATAAATATGAATTTTACCCTCACTATTATGTAATCTATAGGTAAATGCTCCTAGTCTATTATTAACTATTAAATCATAATAAGAATTAGTAGATGTAGGTGTATATACCCATTTTCCTTTTTTCTCTAAGCCATAAACAGAAAGTATGTCCTCTATTATATTGTTAAATTTATTCTTAACCAATATTAGTTCGTGTTTCATATATTACCTCCTATAAAAATAATAAGTCTTGTATATACAATTTATGTTCTTGCTCTTTTTCAATAATAACTTTTTTAAGAGTATCAAACTGTTCTTGTGTTAATTTCTTTTCAGTAGCTATTACAGGTTGAACTACACCTTTTTGTTGCCCCCACATTAGTATTTTACCTTTTTTTCTTATACAAAAATAAATTACTATATCCTCTATTCCACAAATTATTGTGTGTATTCTACCATCTATTAATAGTTTTCTTTTAGTAGAAAATTCACAATTTTCATAATCCCACCAGTCTGTAAAATAATTAGTTTTATTATAAACTTCTTTTAAATACTTATCTGTTTCTTTTTCCAATATACAACCTATTTGTTTTAAAATTTTATCACTCATAAGTACCTCCTATCTCTTTCATTTGATAATCTCCAAATTCATCTTTATCATAAGTTTTTATCAAATAATTTTTCAATTCAGTCATTTGTTTTTTTGTAAAAAACTTACCTAAATGAGTATATTTTATTTTCTCTTCTTCTCTCATATCATTTCTGTAAAGTGTTTGTACTATAATTTCTCCAGTTGTTGAAACATAAATATATACACCTACATTCTTATTAGGTATACTATAAATATCTCCTAATCTTTTATTTACTCTTGTATTATGTTCTGTATCTTTTGCATACCACCAAACAAAATTATCATACTTTACATCTAATAAGTGTGCATACTTTTTAAACTCTGCATTACCTATTAGTTCTATTTGTTTGAACATATCATCTAAGTTATTTATTCTAATCTTTAGTGGGTTCGTATTTAGCATATTTACCTCCTTCTCCATATAATTCCTTTATTTTTCTATCATAATAAGCACTCCATTTTTGATACTCTTCTTCTCTTTTTTGCTCATATATTTTACTATACTTTTCCTTTAATTCCATTATCTCTTTGTCAAATTCCATTTGTTGACTCTCTGTTAATTGAGTGTAACAAGGACAAAGAATATTTCTAATTGTAGCTAATTGCACTTGTGTTTGTATAGCTACATTCAATAAATTCATTCCAACTAAATAATCTTCATTTGTCATATAACACCTCCAAGTTATTTTATAATACTATTATAACATATAGATTATATAATGTCAAGAAATATTTTTTATAAAAGAAAAGAGAGTGTTACCTCTCTTTTTATATTATTGCACTGGCATTAACAGTATCATAAAGTCATCTAAGTCAAACACTAATTGAGATGTTAGACTTTTTTCTGCTATTCTTAGATTGACTTTACTATCTTTTAAACTACTTATAATCCACTCTAGTAAGTTCATATCAAACATTGCTATTAGTCTACTTGGTGTTTTATTCACTATCTCAACTAAAGTATCAGTACCAAAGGCTACTCTTATAAGTGAAGTATCTATATTGATATGTCTATCTTTAAAGCCATTTTGAATAGAGATATAATCTACTAAATTCTTATGATTAAGAGTAAGATATAGAGAGTTAGGTACATCTGCTACTCTATATAAGTCTACTATATCTGATTTAAAGGCTTGTGATATGGTTTTAAGCTCTTTGAAACCATCTATAGATAAATTAGTTAGGGTTATGTCTTGAGTGTCTTTAAAAGCCTTGCTAGACACTAATAGGTCTGCTACAGGTAAATCCATAGGGGTATCTTCTTTAGGACAAACTATACAATAAGTCTTTGTTACAAATACTACACAATCTTCTGTTATTAGAATACCTACATAGCTATCTTTTCTATCTAATTTCATTTGAGTAATAAAATCTAAGTTTATCCAATACTTAATATCAGTATTTAAGTTCAAGTTTACTACATCTAGTTTTTGGTCTACTAAAGCATAGGTATTAGTCCAACCAATAGATTGACTACATATATACACTTGGTGTTTAGGTTCTACTAATTCTTTGTCTTTTCTTTTCTTATATACAGTTTTTAATATTTGTATAAATCTAGTTATTTTGGTTGAGTTATCTAACTTTAAAATAACTCTACCAACTAAATTTAATTCCTCTAATAAAGAATCTATATTTTCACTATCTTTAAATAAGTATTTTTGACATTCTTTCATAGTATACCTCTATCCTTTAGTTTTTTAGTTAGCCAATTAACTTTAGCCCATAGCAGTATATTAGACACTAAACTTGTAAACAATAAAACATTTAAAATAAATAAAGTTAATTTATTCATACTTATACACCTAACCTTTCTATTTCTTTATCTATATCATATTCTAGTTTAAATATATCATATAATTCCATATAATACTTAGTATTATTATATTCATATAACAAGGTTACATTTATTGATTTTCTAACAGAATTTAAATAATAATAAACTTGTGTAATCTTTATTAACTTGTTAGATAAAGTTAAATAATTTTTGTATATAGATAAGATAGTATTACTTTTATGTTGATTACCTAATATATCATATAAAATACCACTTAAAATACTTTTATTATCTGATATTTCCTTAGTTGCAAACTCATCTAATTTATATACAAAATCTTTGGAATCATACACTTGAATAGGGGTTATTTTATCTTTATAGGCTACTCTTAATTCAAATCTAATCTCATAAGGTGCATTTACTACTCTTACATCTTTTAAATGTACCCCTTTGTATGTCCATTTAGTTAAATCCAAATAAAAGTTAAGTTCTTTTGTCTTGTCTTTAGGTAATTCTCTTTCAACTATTTGTTTCAATACTTCCAATGTTACTTCTTGCAAATTAATACCTCCTTTTAATAATTTATAACTTATTTTACCATATCTAATCTAAAAAGTCAAGCTAATAATAAAATAAAAAGGATAAATTTCTTTATCCTTTTAAAATTCTCTAAAATCATATACTTGCACTTCTTTTTTTGTTCTTTTAGGTCTTTTAATATGTTCAGTGTTACCCCAAGAAGTACCTATTTCTATATCTATACCTAAGTAATCATCATTAAGATAGCATATAAAACTCTTTTCAAGTATTTCTAATGCAACTTCTTGAGGTACATCATCTGATACTTCAAAGCAAAAACTGTCATACACACTAAACATAAAGTGCATTTTATCTTCTAATCCTTGTTCTTTAATCATTTTATCTGCTTTTATTAAGCCTTCATAAAGTAAAAAGGCATTACTTGATTGTATAGGAAAATTTAGAGCTTTTTTCTTTTGTTTTTCTATCTTTTTCTTTATAGTATAGTCTATTTTAGTATCTTCATTAGGTACATCAGGCATTAAAAGAAATGCACCAAATGGGTTAGTTATAAATCCTTTTTCTTTTGCTTTTTTGTGTTGATTATCAAAATACTTTTTCATTTCAGGGTTAGCTCTCATATAAGCTTCAATTAATTCTTTTGCATCCTCTACAGAAATACCAATGTTCTTTGCTACACCTTGTTCACCAGCTCCATAAGCTAAGCTAAAAGTTCAAAAACTACCCGTATTTTCATACTATTTACACTACTCATGTAGTGGGTTTAGAGTACACCTTAACTCTTTATTAAGAGTTCCTACCATTTATAACCCCAGTGTTAAGGGCTATCCCTTATATTTACCTAATAGGTAAGTATAAGAACTCGTTACACCATCATTCAATATTACTATTGAGTTTTAGCTCGGTATTGTCATATCTATTTTTATAGACTTAGAGTTCCACCGATATGAGATAGGTTTATAGTCGCCAACCTATTTAACGACTTACATTGGTATCTAAGAGTTTTTTCAAATTTTTCTTTGATTGTTCCATAGAAATTTTTATAATCATCATCAGTTTTACATTCATTCCACATATTTTCTAGTTCAGGTGCTTGTGCTAAGACTTTATCTTTAAGCATAAACCAAACATTCATACTATGCAAATCCCAACCTTTTTCAATAGCTTCATTAAATCTTCTACTATTTATGATAGCAGTAAGTATTACTATCTCTGCACTTGAATAATCTGCATAATAAAACTTATGACCTTCTCTAGCTTTAAAGCACTCTTTCAAAGGTGCTAATACCCCCCTTGCAGGTATCTGTTGTAGATTAGGTGTGTTACAAGTACATCTATTAGTTATTGTTCCTAATATATTATAACTAGGGTATACAAAAGGAAATTGTCCTTTATCTGTTAATTCTGCCAAAGTAGTGCCATCTATAGTCTTTTTATCTTCTTCTGTTTTTTCTACCCCTAAAAAGTTGTTAAGAGCAGTTTTACATTTACCAAAATCTAATAAATCTTGTATATGAGGGTATTGTTTGACATAATTCTCTAAATATTTCCTATCTGTTTTAGGGGTCATCAATACTTTCTCTCTTTTTTTAGTTTCATCATTCAATTTATACCCATAACATTTACTAAATATATCTGCTTTAGGGTCTAAGATAATAGGTTCATATTTAGATGTACCCTTATCATCAGGTTTTAAACCTAGCACCTCTACAAATAAAGTTGTTTTTTTATCCGTAGAAGTCATACTAAACTCTGTTTTCTTTAAAAGATTTTTACTTTGAGTATCAGTTAATTCTATGCCTTTAGTATAATAATATTTACCATCTTCTTCTTTTTTAGTCTTACCTTTCTTATTTCCTTTTTGAGCAATATGTGAAAGATAGTCAACCATACTTTCATTAAGAAGTTTATCATATTCTTTAACTCTATGTAAACTCTCACATAACTCTATTTCATTTTTGAAAGCATTTAAAAATTCTTGTTCTGTTTTATCTCTAGTTTCTTTAAACTGTTGTCCTAATTGTTCCACTTTAGCATAATCTATGTTTACTCCTCTACAAAAGGCTTTAATATAAATATCCATAGTAGCTTTTTTAGTTTTTATTATTTGAGATAGTTTATCTAATCCTAAGTCCTTTACATAGGCTTTAAACAAGTCTAAACCTATTTCAAATGCTTGTAGGGTACATAATACATCAAAACAGTTATAGGGTGCTATAATCTCATCAGAAAACAAATCATAAGTAAATTGCTTTACTGAAATTCCTAACTCTTTACATATTCTTTTCTTTTCTTTTTCTAGTTCTTCTTCATAATTTCCATAAGGTAGATAATCTCTTGTGAAATCTTTTAGTCCTAAACCTCTATCTTCTTCACTATCTCCAAAGTCTTCACTATCATCTTTGGCTCTATGCGACATTAGAGTATGAAAGAGAATATAAGTGTCAAAATCCCACTTAACATCTACATTATGTAAAAACTTAATTGTACCTATATCATAATAAGCATTATGTAATAATATTTTACACTTAAACTTATTTAAAGAGTTAAATACTCTTGCTTTTAAATCATTATCTAAATCTTTAACTACAAAACAATAATTGTAATATATATCGTCTAATTTATAACTCAAGGCAAAGTGAGTTATATTGTTATTTCTAGGGTATAACTTTTTTGCTTCAATATCAAAAGCTAAAACTAAATTCGGGTTGTCTATATTAGCTATAAAATTTTTATACCATTCTGCATAATCATTTACATCTCCCTTATAACATTTAATATTGTTATAAGTAGCTAAATATTGTCCTATTAAGCCTTTAGTATTTTTACTTGTAAGTTCTATCATAGCATACACCACACTTCCATTTTAATAAAGTTTCTATTAATCTATTATAATCTAAAATTGTTGCATTGTCAAGAGTTAAATCATAATATGTGTAATTTTTACCTTTATATTCTATGTATATCTCTATATGTGTATTTAGTCTTGTAAACCCTATATAAGTATACTCCTGTAATATATAGTCTAATATTTTTTCTAAATTACTTTCATATACTTTATTTTCTAGTATTAAATCTTTTTTATCTAAGAATTGTATAATGATAGAATTATTTACTTCAATAACTTCAAAATTATCTAGGTCTAGCTCAGTAAAGTTTATTATTTCATCTTTAATACTTTCAACAGATTTATCTGTAGTATCTATTATGGATATGCAATTTTTATGTTTTGCATAATCTACTAAATCTAATTCTAAATGAGGTTCAATTTTGTAATCTCCTACTTCACTACCTCTTTTTAGTAATCTTTCAATTCTTGTTACTTCATTACAAGTTAAATATACTATTTTTATATCAAATCTAGGGTTATTTAGAAGTCTAAGAGAGGCAAATATGTCAATAGCCCATAAATTTATTTTATTCTCATCAAAACAACTATAATCTGCCCAATTTACATACCCTTTCGGAGAATGATAACTAGCAACTACATCATCATTCTTTAAGTCTGTTTTATAATCTATCATAGCTTTAAAATGATGAGTAGTTTTATCAAACTCATCACGAGGTAGCCTAGTAGAATTAGACACTACCTCGTGAAATTTGTTATTATTTCTAAAACTTTCTATAATTGTAGATTTTCCTACTCCACTTTTTGAACAAAAACATATTACTTTTATTTTATTTTCTGCCATATTTCTTACCCTCTAACATTTGGTCTATTTTCTTTTTAAATTTTAAAGTAACATTTGCAGTTAATTTAATGTCAGGAACAGTGTATATATACCCTTGACCTCTATAACTTACATAGAATAAATAACCATCTCTTATAATTTCTACATAATTTACTAATACTCCTTGAACAACTTGATTATATTCTGTTGCTTCTCCTACTTCTGTAGCTTTATCTTTTAATTTATTATTCAAATGTAATCTTAATTTCTCTGCTTCAATATCACATTCTCTAATACCTAGATGATATACTGTTTCTGCTTTCTTTTTTGCTTTTAACATTTTATTTTACCCCCTTAGTTATTATAATAGTATTAATATAATTTCTTACATCTTCCTCTGTAGATTTATCTGTAAATATTTCGATTAATTTTACAATATCATTTAATTCTATAAGATTATTTTCATAATAGGTTACAATAATAAAATATAATTTAGAGTTATTAGTTTTAAACATATGTTCTTTTAGTTTATTTAATATAGTGTTTTGTTCTAACAATTTTATTTTCTTTAAAGAGTCTGTTTCACATTGTATTAAGTTTTTTAATTGTCTATCTAAATAATTTTCTAATTGATATAAACAACATAAATTATCTTTCTTATTTAAGTTCTCAAAAGCACACATAATATCTTTTCTTAGGTATTCGCTATCATTTAATTTATCTAACTTTTTTAATATAAGTTTAAAGCTAGAAATATTATTAGAGAATAATACATCACATATATTGTCATAAGTTTTATATACTGAATCTTTTTCTAGTATATATCTCTGTTTGTTTATATCATGTTCAGAGAACAACTGTATATATTTAATTATATTTTTATCTTTTGTTGATAAAGTATTTATAGATAATAAAATTTTTTTCCATTTGAATCTAACATATAGAGGTATAATTATCCAACAATAAACACTACCAATAAATATAAATCCTAGCCAACCCACAACTAAACTTTGTATAATAAGTTCCATCATAATTTAATCCAACCTCCATATAATATATAACCAAAGAAGTATTATAGAGCCTAAAACAAAACTCAATTTACTTATGAAGTTTAACATATCTATCACTTTTCCTTTTAATTTTTCCTTGTTCAACATCTCTTAATAAGAAATCTCTAACATCTAAATTATTATGTAAATGTTTATACTCAAGTCTTGAATAATTAACATATAAATCCTCTCTTAATAAAGCTATTTCTTTATCTGATTTCTCTATATCAATAAGAGCTTGTGTATATGCTCCATAAGATACAGTATATTTATTATCACATAAATCATTGAATAACATATAATAGAATTTTCTATCTTTTAAAGTAGGTATGATAGGTTCAATATCCCCATCAAAACATTGTTTAACCATTATAAATCTTCCTACTCTACCATTTCCATCTTGGAATGGGTGTATTTTTTCAAATGATTTATGAAATTTTAATACACTATCTCTTGTAATAAGACTAAGTTTATTAAAATGAGATATAATAATAGCCATAGATTTATGTACTTTACTTGGTTCAGTAGTTTTCCTATTAGCTATAATATTACCTATTGCTTTATATTCTCCTATGTTATAACCTTTTTCCTCATCTATAGTATGTTGTCTAGCTATTTTATGTATATATTTAATATAATCTTCTGTAAGTGATGTGTCAAATGTATCATAAATATATCTACAACATAACCAAGCATTAAGGGTTTCAGTAATCCAATTTCTTAATTGGGTATCTTTACTAAAGTTACTCATTATTTGATTATGTACTTCTTTAGAATACTCTAAAGGCAATTTATCTGCTATAACTTTCAATTTCAATACTTCACTTTCAATTATTTGGTTACCCTCAATAGCATTAGTATTAAATATGAAATAAGCCCATTGTTCATTAGTCATTCTTCTTTTTCCCTTCCTTTCTTAATTTTTGTAATTTATCTAACTCTATAAAACCTAATTGTTCCCATATAATATTATTATCTAGGTTATCTAAATATTTTTTAGGACAAGGACATATACATACTAATTCATACTCTTTGCCATATTGATACTTAAATATTTTCTCTTTTAACTTAAATTCTGTAGTTTTCATACCTTTTACATCTATTATTAAGTTTCCTATATTAAAGTCTGAAACATATTTTATAGGTAATATTTTTTTGCCTTTATATATAAAATTAGGTTGTAATATAAAAGTTTTTCTCATCTCTAATTCAATATTAAACTCTTTTGCTTTTTGATAAAAGCTATATTCCATTTCACTATCAAATTTAATATCATCTTGTTCTATTTTTTTATTTTTGTATTTATTGTATACCATATTCTAACATCAAGTATAGAGTAGATTAGCTCTACTCTATTTTACTGCAAGTCTAGTATTTCTTACTAATCTAGCACCTTGAACTTCCTCTCCATTTTTTATTGCATTTTTAATATCAGTTTTAGATATAGTTTCTTCTACTTTAGTTTTGATAAATTTCTTATCTATCAAACTCTCATCATATATTTCAACACTTTCTGCATTATTAACTACTGATAGTTTTCCTATTGGAGTTTCTATAGATTTTATTCCATTTGTAATCATACACATCTTAATATAGTTACTTAAATTCTCTTTTTTCTTTGTATATGATTTTTTCAATGCTTGAAGTCTTTTAATCTCTTCATCTATAGCATCTGCATAATTATCTTGCTTTCTAAGAACATAAATTAAATCTTTACCTTTATTTACCACAAGAGTATTAATCTCATCTTTTAAATCCATAAGTTTATCATAATTCTCATCTACTTCTCCAGTTTCAAAATTAATACTTTCTTCTAGCATTTCTTCTATTTTATTTCCTTCTTCTGTTAAAGCCCATAATGTTTGTTTATTTTCCATCTACTATCTCCTTTTCTTGTTTAATTGTGTTCCAAAAATTTTTCCATTGTTTAGAGTTTATAATTTCTCTAGCTTGTTCCTCAGTTTCAAAATAATTACCTAGACTATACCTAAAATCTCCTCTCCAGTCATAAGCTTCTTGTTCCCTACTAATATCTCCATAGGAATCTATATAGTAATAATAATCACTTTTATTTGCTCTCCATCTAATAGGTTTAAAATATTTTTTATTTACATAATTTACAAAGTCTTCTAAAATTGATTTTTGAGAATAATCTATTAAAATGTTATCATCCAATATTGTCCACTCATATGTAGACTCATCAAACTTATATAATATATCCTTAAATTTAGAAGATATTTTTAAGTTATTTAATTTTATTTCTCCACCAGTATTTTTAAAATCTATATTATTTTTGACTATTTTCCAAGCATATTTATTATCCCAAACTTCTTTAAATTGTATTTCAAATACAGTATCATAATTCATTATATATCACTAATCCTTAAATATAATTTCAGTGTGCAAATATTCGCTAATGTAAGTATATTCAGTATATGCACTTTCTTCTATTGTTTCTCTTTTCATTATGTAACTTTTAATAGAATCTATACACCCTTGTAAATTAAATTTTTCTATTATAAAGTTATTTATTGTTGTTAAAAATCCTTTATATTGATTCTCTAGGAACATATCTTTAATGGAAGTATAACCATTATCTGCTAAATTAATATGTGATATAAAAGTTGTATCTATATCTACATCAAATTCACAAACATAAACCCCTTTATTATAACATTCTACCAAATAATTTTTTAAATCTAAGTCTTTACTCACTAACTCTATTTTAATATGCTCTATTAAATTATTTATGTATCTTTCTCTATAATCTGCTCTCATCTTTTTACTAAGTTCTACTCTATTTTCTTTATTACTCATATTCTACCCCCAATATTTACAATAAAATTCTTCATCATCAGTTACAGATTTAACTCCATTATATTCTACCCAATCTAAGTTATCTTTTAATACATTCTTTATTCTTCTGCCTATAATATCTCTGAAATCTCTAAATAAACACCCTATATCTATAATTTGACTCATCTTTATATTAGGAATTTCATCTAATATATCATCTTGGTCTTGTTCTAAACAAGCTAACTCAGATAAAATCTCATCTTCTAATTCTTCGGTTAGTTCTTTAATAGTTTTTTCTTTATCAAACTTAAATCCACTTTCTAATTTTGTACAATATTTTTCTTTAGAATCATAGTGTTTACACCATTTACAAGATTTCTCCATACAACCTCCTACAATACATATACATAAATTGTTATATCTAACTCTTTAAATACATATTCTAACATATTTTTAACAGTTTTCCAATTAAGTTTATCTAATCCACAAGCTATTCTAGGCATAGCTAATATTTTTATCTTTAATAGCCAACAATCATTAGCCATTGCTTTTAAAGATTTTTCTAAGCTCTCATAAGTAGGCTTTTGCCAATATTTATTCTTTGTGATAAGATTAAATACTTTATTATTGTATAAATCACAAACAGTATTATTGCTAATTCTGTTTTTCAAAGTATTTTTCATACTAGGAAATTTCTTATCAAAAGTTTTAGCTATTCCTAAACCCATTTCACAATCTCTACTAATGCAATGAGCTAGATATATGGACTTATCTTGTATATTCTCTTTTGTAAATAAATCCCCTTTAATTTCTATTAACTTCACAAAATATCACTTCCTTTCAACTTTATATAAATCATTATAACATATATCCAATAATAAGTCAAGATAAAAATATAAAATACTAGGAAATTTATCCTAGTATTTTATATTTTCTATTCTTTCTCTTTAATTTCAATGGTTTTATTAATGAAAATATGTTAGTCAAGTAATTCCAATCGGTACTATCTTGTTTTATTTCATCATAATTAATTACATCAGGTATTTTATTCTCATCTATGTAATTTAAAATAACTTTTCTTAAAGATTTATCTTTTAAGGATTTTAACATATCTTTAGTTTCGCTAAAACTATACCAAACTTCTATATCAAATCTAAATTGTTGAAATCTATAATTATCTGAATAATCTACTGCAATATTTTTACTTTTATCATTTTTTCCATCATAATTCAAATATTGAATATTTATCATATTTCTGTAAGATTTACTAAAACTATTTATATTCTCATTAGGTCTGTTAGAAAATTGAACATTAGTAATATTAACTACAGGTTCTACATTATTATGAAATCTTAATGAATGTATATAAATTCTAAAGAAAGTAGTACATAAAATTATATCTAAATCTTTTTGTTTATAACTTATAACTTTTTCATTTCCTGAATCATCATAATAAGTAAAGTGTACATACTTATAAGTTGACAATCTGTTTCTTAAATTTCTTATTCTAGGTTTTAAATTAGTATCCATATTATCACTTCCTTTATATTAACAAAATTATTTATTAGACTTTGTAATTTAGTGTTTAAACCCTTTCAAAACTTTTAGATAACTAATTATACCAAAAATATTTTAGAATGAGTTTAAACACTATTACAGAGCCTCAAAATTTTATTCAGTTATTCCTGTTAATTCTTTGAAATAAGGAATAGTTAAACACCAATCACAAAATTCTTGCCATTCAGGTAGTCTATGAGTTCTTCTTTGTTTATACATAGTCTTTAGTTGCCTCATATTAGTTGTTATTCCTGCTTTTATTTTCATTCCATTAGGGGTAGACATAAGTAAAATTAAATAATTTTCTTTTGTTTTATTTTTTAAATAATTTTCTTTTGCTTCTAAAAATGCTTCTATTGATTTCTTAGATGTATATTTATCAAAAAATGTTTCATCTCTTTTTGCTACTGTAAATTGTAAACTTTGAGATGAAATATAGTCTTTATGATGGTATCTTTGAAATTCTACAGTAAATTTATTAGTAAAATCTCCATCGAATTGAATTATAATTCCATTAAGAAAATTATCGTGTCCTTCCCCTATAGGTGTATTACCTAATTTATTTCCTCTCTTTAGTAAATGTTCTTCTGTTTCTATCTTATCTTCTATTATCATAGGAAATCCACTAACTCTAAGTGCATTTTCTAGTCCATACATAACTCCTTTTGTTATCATATTATTTTTACTATTTTTTAATTCTATTATATTATTTAACATTTTTAATTCTCTCCTTTTTCATATCTTCTTTTTTCAATAAAACTATATCTTGATTGAACACATCTCTTGCAAAATAAGATGTTTTAAAACTTAATTTATTACTAATATCTCTATCTTTATTAAAAAATTCCATTCTTTGATAAGGAACTAATAACTGTAATTTTGCATTATATTTAGTAAATAAATCATTTATTAAAGCATCATTTAGAATTGTTGTTGGCAATAATAATGCAAAAGGTTTATTTAATTGTAAGCATCTTTCTATAAATTTTCTTTTATTCTTATATGGAGGGTTACTTATGATAATATCCCAGTTGTCAGGTTCATAAGTAAAAAAATCTTTACCATCTTCTATATGACTATGCACCACTTTAAATCCATTTTCTTTTAGAACCTTAACAAATGAACTCCATTCCTTATCAAAAGGACACCATATAATTTTATTCTTAAAATTTTGTATATATGGCAATAATATTTCTACACCATATTCATAAGTATAATTCTCATCATCTTCAATAGATTGATAATATTGGGTATATCCATCTAACTTATTCAAATTTTCTCCTTTTTCATATTAAATATTTATAAAAACTTATTTTCTTATAATAATTTCCACTATCAAAGTCTTTATTTATATTTCTAAATCTACATCTAACTTTATTCTTTCCATATTCTTTATAAAATCTTTTATGTAAATATTTTAAATACAATTTACTACCATAAATTATGTGTTTAATTTTTCTTTTACTCTTAGACATAAATTACCTCATTAATGATAATTAAAGGCTAGAATATATCTAGCCTTATTTCATTTACCCAAAATAAACATCTTTATATCTATCTATCATTACTGCATTTTTAACTACATCAATAGGAGTTAGTAATTCTGTATTTAAGATAGCTTTCATAATAGCAGGACTATAACCACTTACATAACATATACCATCTTTTTTAATTTCAGGGAAATTAGGTGTTCTTGTAGCAATATTCCAATATATAATTTGTGGAACATTATAACCATTTTTAGCATATTTATCTCTAATCTTTTCCATTAAAGTTTTAAATCTTTTATCAAAAGCATCATAATCTCCTGTAGCTTGGTCAAATTGCATATCTGAAAGTAAAATTAGATGAGTAGGTAAATCTTTTTGTTCTAATTTATTATATAAAGCTAAATCTAAAATTACATCAAATACTTTTTCTAAATTTGTGTTTGCCACTTCATAGTTATAACATCTTAATTTATCTCTTAGAGTGTTTGCTTTAGAAAAATCTATAAATTGCACTGTATGTGAAAATTCTAAACATTTATTTCTAAAGGCTTCACTTGGATTTCTTTCTGCTATATAAATACCTAGAGCAGTAGCTACATTCATAGGAGTTCCTTGCATAGAACCACTTGTATCTACAACACATAAAGCATTTAAAGGTCTATCCATATAATTAGGAAGTGCTTTCCATTGTTCCTCTAATACAGTATCTACATCAGGATTAAAACCATAATAGCTAGTATTTTTATCATAATACTTACCTGTTATATCACTAGGAAATAATACAGAAGAATTAATTTTTGTTTCTCCTTTTTCCAAACTATCTAGGTATTCTTTAAAATGTTTGTGGTCTTTTTCCATAAATAGATTTCTGTTTAACAACATACATCTACTAGGAACTGCACTATAGTTGATTTCACTAAATGTTTGTTGAGCTATGTTTCTCTCTACAACTTTTAACATTTTTCTAGCATTAGAGCAGTAGTGTCTATAGTCAAAATCTAATTTTGGCATAAGAGTTAGTAAATTCTTTGCCTTTCTTTTAGTATTTTTAGATTTACTATTGACAGTAGGTAACCATTTAGCTAATAAACTTGGAGTTTTACCCTCATTCATTAATTTTATATCCATTTGAATAGTATCATAAATATAACCTACTATATCTATTTTAGCTCTTGCTACATTAGTTCTATCAAATATATCTAATAAATCTTTCCAAGAACCAAAGTCTACTATATTAGCCATATTATTTTTGAACAACAGATAACTTTCCTCTGTTTCTATATCTAATAAAGCTAACATAACATATCTAAATATTTCTTTTTCTCCCATACCCCCTCTACAATCTCTAGCATAAAATAAAGTTTTCATTGCTAATTCTTTATTTTCTTGCATAGCTTTAGAGAACATAGGTAAAAGTTCTTTATTGACTTTGGCTCTACCTTGATAAGTGTACTCTCTCATAGAGCCTATTGTACCAAATAAATCTACTACACTGTCTGATGTAGATTTCACTGCGATTGCACCATTTTCTGTTTCTGTAAGATTACCCCATTTTTGTAACTCTTGCATAAATTTGTTTTCCATAAAATATCACTTCTCCTTATTTATTATATTTTATAAAGAGAAAACAGAAGTCAATTTTGATTGTGCCGAATCATTTTATTGCTGTAAACTTCTGTTTTATCTTTTTATAGTATCATTATAGCATATAGAATTTATTTTGTCAAATAAAATTTTATATTTTATTTATTTTCTTATCTTGTTCTATTTTACTATCATCTGAGAACCATATATTTATTCTGTATACAGACTCTTCATCTCTGATATAAGTATCAAACCAATCCACTATTACTGCTATTTCTTGTTCTTGGAATATTTCTCTAAATATAGAAATTTTGTAATCAGGTAGTTTTACATATAGTTCTTCTAGTCTGTTTTTAAAATTTTCTTCTATAATAATAGAATAATTTGATTCCCCACTTATGTAAGCATTTATAATAGCTTCCTTATGAGGTAAAAATATCATTTTTAACTCTTCTTTGAACTTTTCTTTTAGTTCTTTTATTGATTTTTGTCTTTCTTTATAATTTTTTACTAAATCTGTACTAAAACTCATTCCTTAATCCCTTTCTCATATAAGATTTCTTTTATTAAATTTTTTAAAAATATAAGTTGTGTTTTACAATAATTATCTTTAGTCTTATCACATTGAGATATTTCATATTCAACATCATCTATTAAAGTATATAATAAATGAGGTTGTAAATCCTTACCATAAAATAAAATTAATTCTTTGGCATCAGATAAAGCATAACTTCTTCTAGTAATACAGTATCTTATAGAATACATCAATATTCTCTTTCTGTCCTCTAATATATCAAAATTAATCATAAGACACCTCTTTTCCTAATTCTCTAACTCCACAATAGACAGGAAAACGAATACTCAAATTACCTTGTTTATCTTGTGTTTCTTCAAAATATTGTATCTCTACTACTCTACCTATAATCTCATTTTGATTTTCCCAATAGTAATCTCTTTGACTATCTGTAAAACCACTTCCTACCTTAACAGTATTTCCTTTGTATTCACATATAATAGCACCTAAAGTATTAGCATATTTCTTTTCTCCTTGTTCTACTCCAATACATTTCAAATCTACTGTATTAAATTTTTTAAATTTTAATATGCTTTTAACTCTTTTACTCTCATACATACCTTTAATATCATTTGCCATTAAGCCTTCTTGTTCTTTTGCTACAACTTCATCTAGTAACTTAAATACTACACCATTTATTTGTCCTTTATATAGAACTTCACATACTTGTTGATATTCTGTATTTTCTATACTATCTATGAAATTTCTTCTTTGCATATAAGGTAACTCATAATCTATTATATCAAAGATATGATAAGTAATTTTATCTTTTGGCTTTTCTCCTTTAGTTCTCATAATAGAACTTATTTCTTTATACTGGTCTTTTGAGCTTATACCATTAATATTTCTAGGTAACAGTTCTCCATCATATATTTTACCACTAGGTAAATTTAAACATCTTAAAAAGGTATCTAAGCCTTTTATTTCTACTCCATTACGACTATATGCTTTTGGTACTCCAGTTCTATTATCAACTATACATCTGTTTCCATCTAGCTTTAAAGTAACATAATAAATTGTGCTAGTATCTAATTTATCTGCTACATTAGTATAATTAGTTGCTAACATAGGTTCAATAATATTTATGCAATTAGGAATAACACTGTTTATAGCTTTTATGTCTAAGCCAATAGCTAATTCTTTACACATAAACAATTCTAAAAATTCTTTTGATTGTCTATATACATATAAATCTCTAAACGATTGTAGGTATCTTATATTCTCATCTGTACCTGTACAGTTATTTTCTAAGTATAACATAATAGATTCAAGTACATTATTATCTAATCCTTTTATATCACAAGTAGTCCAAATATTTTCACTTAATACTTTTTTTATTTTCTTTGTAGACATATTAGTAACTATATTAGGGTTATAAAGAAAATTCATAACCCTAATACATTGTTGTTTATTGCTATTATACCAATCTTGTAATATATTTTTCTTTTCATTAGTACCTTGAGTATTTTTTATATCCTCTAGGCAATCTAATATTAATTCATTACTCATCTAATTTACCTGCAATGATTTCAGTTAGCATATCATTTAAGTCTGAAACAAAGCCCATAGTATCTATAATATTAATCTTATTAGATTTTATACCTAATTTAATATTGGCTAATATAGATTCAAAGTCTATATCTGTATTTACATCTTTATTTGAAGATAGTAAAGCAGTAGTATATTCCTCTATTAAATCTCTAAATAAATTTTCTAATATAGAAATATGCTCTTCCTCTTTATCAATATCTTCTTCTGCTTTATCTACGAGAAATTGTAGTTTATCCGATAATTCTTGCATATCTTGAGTATACTTTTCTTTAGCTCTTTCATTAGATATTGAAGTAAATATAGCTTCGTTTATTATATCTCTTTCTAAATCCCATTTTATCTTATTTTTAGATATAAAGACAGGACTTATTGTTTCTATGTATATTTGTATAGCCATTTTTGTATAACTATCTGATTTTACCCTAAATTCCTTCTTTGAAGACTTAGCTTTACTAACTTCCTCCAACTTTAAAATTATTTTACCCATTAAACATCACTCCTTTTATTTTTAAATTTATTATAAATAAATTTTATAACTTTTACTATTATTTGTATTACACTTAAAACTGCAAATATATGAAAAAACCAATAACCTAAGCCATACCAATCTAAACTTAAAAATCCAAAATAATGAGCTAGTAAAATTCCTATAATTATTACACTTAGTATAAAATCTCCATCAATTACTATTTCTCTATTCTTCTGTTTCTTCATTATCATCTTCCTTTTTCCAAATACTATCTAATTTTTGAAAATATCTCTTACACCCCGTAGTTAATAAATTTATTAACTCTCCTTTACTTATTCTTCTATGTTTTTTATTCATTTCTGCTTTTCTTATAAATTTACCTTCAAGAGTAGTATCTTCTATTGTTATTATACCAAATCTTTCAGGAATAAAATCAATACACTCATCTAAAATAGATAAAGGCACTGCAAAATATTGATATTTCAATCTATTATATATATCTTTATGTTCGTGTTCTTTTTCTTTATCTCTTTTACAATCTGAAACTGATACTTTTAATTCAATTTCATAAAGGTAATCATCATTTGTTACTACTATTATATCACATTCGTGTATTTTAAACTTTCTTTGAACTCTTGGTATTAAGGCTTGATAATTTCCATCTTCAAATAACTTAAATACTCCTAGTTCTAACATATCTGTTGTCATTCAATACCTCTTAAAAACTCTAATAAATTATCTAAATTTGTATATTTAACTCTTATGTATTTATCTTCTGTAGATTTATATAAGTAACAAATATAAATTTTACTGTATATAAAATTTATTATTAATATATTTGTTGAGTTTATACAATATTTAAACAGTAATTTATTTTCTAAATCTTTTTTAATTCTTATTACTAAATTTTTATCTATAATCATTTTAATTTTGTTCTAAAGAAACTTTAACCACCTCTCTAATCTCCCTCATTATGTCCATATACTTTTGTTTAATTTTTAGTTCTATTATATAATCTTTATATTCATTTTGAAACCAATTAATTCTTTTTTCCCAACCATTGCCATATTTTTTATATAGTTTTAAACTTCTAATATATTCTAATCTTGCTTGTACTAACTCCTCGAATATTTGTGGATTATTGTTGATAACACTTATAACTCTGTCAGATAATGAGTAATTCTCTAAATTAATTTCTTCATCATAATTTTTACATATTTTTTTAATTACTTTTATTGCTCTGTAGGGGTTAGTATTATATATAAAATCAAATATTAGATGTTTGGTAGCCAAATTATTAATTTTATGTAATTCATATTTATTATATATTTTACTATATATTATTTCTTTGGCTTTATTTTCAGTTAAATTTTTTACATCATCTGTATAATATTTAGTTAAGCCAAATTTAGAATAACCATCTTCGGCTTTTACTAAATTCTTACCTTCAAATTCAAATAACTGATTTACTATGATTTCAAAATGTTCTTTGTCTTCTATTCCAAAGGTTATACAAGAACATACTAACATACATATAAATATTATTTTTTTCATAATATCACTTCCTTTCTTTACTATAGGACTATTATAACATATAAATTAATATTTGTCAAGTAATAAAATAAAAAGTAGGTATAAACCTACTTTTAATCTTTATCTGCTTTAGAAAATTCAATAACTTCTGACTTTATAGGAAATTCTTTTTGTATAAGATTTCTCTCTTCTAAAGCTCTATATATATCTTTATGTTCTAAGAAAATATCTTTACCTTTCTTAAATTTACTTATATCAGTTTTAGATAAATGTACAAATTCTTGTACTAACTCTAACATTTTTTTATTAGTATCTTTTAATTTAGAATGTGCTTGACAAGTATAACTATCATTATCTTTTAAATCTTTTGTGTAGACTTTCATATAACCCTCATGAGCTAAATATACAGGGTCATATATAGAACTAAAAGTAAAAGTACATAATTTTTCTTTTGCTAACAGTAAAATTAAATATACACCACAACTTGCCAAATCTCCAACTATATTTAGATTTACTTGTATATTTAATTTGTTTAATTGTTTTATTCTATTATATAATGCTAATAGAACCATTAAATCCCCACCAAAACTAGAATAGTCTATATTAAGATATACTAATCTATTTTCTAAAGCTCTGTCTATAACTTCTTGAAAATCTCCCTCAATAGCTAAAAAGTTAGGTGTGAATTGAAAATCATCATTGTAAGTATCAAAATCAAATAACATCATATTAATATTTTTAAATATAATCTCTGAATCAGGTACTACATAATCTTTCTCATCTTCTAACTCAACATTTTTTGGTAATTTATTTTTATCTTTCACAATATTTATTCTCCAATCTTATTTATTTTAATTTTAAACTAAACATTACTAAATCTTTTGTATCTCTGTTAAGAACTCCAAATAATTGACTAACATAGCTTTCAGGTATATTTAAACCTCTAGTAGCATACTCATCTGCTCCAACTAAACTTGCATTTCTACTGTATCCATCTGTAACAACTGAACTATGAATATGTCCCATAACTACATAATCTATTGGTGTTTTTGTGTCTTGATATATTTTATATTTAAGTTTAGCTAATTCACTATCTAATTTAGAATGATTTATTTTATCTCCATGTATAGCTAGTAAACGAAATCCATCTATATTTACCACTTTTTCAAAATAATTATTAGATTTATGTATTATAACTCCTCTATTACTCTCATAAGCTAGATGTAACATTTCATATATCATATAATCTATAGAATTTTTTGCAACATCATTTATATTAGTATGAGGGTTATTACTATCAAATCTACTTTCATTACCAACTACACAATCAACATCTATTTTATTAAGATGATTATATAAATTATCTATTAAATTCTTAATCAAATAGAAACACTTTAAACCACTTTCAATTTCTACATATTGACCTTGATACTTCATATCAGGTCTACTTTGTGCATGAATAAAATCTCCTAGTAAAACTATTCTTAATTCAGTTAATTCATGAGTATATATTTGTTCTCTTACTCTTTCATATAGTTTTGTGATTCTTTGTATAGCTATATCTTCATTATATGTATTTGTATCTAAATTTACATATTTTCCTATATGCCAATCAGAAAGCACTAATATACCTATATTATTGTTTGAAGTATCTTTTAGTTCTCTCTCTTTTCCCCAATTCATTATAAAATCTACACCATTTAAGTCTTTAGCCATAGAATATAATTTAGTTTTAAACTCATCAAAGATAACCTCTCCTCTGAATAATTCTCTTGCAGATTTTCTTAATAGAGTATTCTCATCTCTTAGTTTTTGTATTGTTTTTAGACTTGATTGATACTTTTTAACTAATAAATCATCTTCATAATTTTTATCATTATCTTGTCCTAGACTAGAGAAATCATAAGTTTCTTTACTACTATTAGTATCTGCTTGTTTATATTGTTCTTTCATTGCATTTTTAATTTCTTCTTTTTTGTAACATTCATAAGGTATATAATAATACTCTCCTAAATCTACTATATAGTATACATTAGTATTCCCTTTAGGAGCTTTAACTATTTTATTATCATTAAATTCACGAACTATTTTAAAACCTTTATGATAAGGTTGCCATCTTACACTATTATCTTTATCATGTATTTCTTTTAATTTTGGGTGTGTATATCTTAATAATCTTTCAGTTAATCCATTAAATTGACAAAACTCATATAAGCTATGTACATAAAAAGTTTCTTTCAAATTTTCATTATAAATTTCAAATATTTTCATTATATTATCCTCACTTTATTTAGTTCCAGTGCTACCAAACCCACCTCTAACATTAGGGTGTTTTTTAGCATACTCTTCATTAGACATTAAATTTAGCTCTACTTCATCTTGTGCTTTAAATATTTCTATTTGTCCTATTCTAGTTCCTTTAGGTATAACTAAAACATCATCTAATATAGACTTATCTCCTACTGCTAGTTGTTGTAAGGCTACATAATCTAAAGGTCTAAATAAAGGTATCGCCCATACATCTTCAACACTTGAATAACTAGGTTCAAACAAAGATACCCCAGTAGTAACTAACACACCCCAAGTTTTAAATGTAGAACTTCTAGGCTTCATATCTGCCTTATAACCATCAGGCACTTTCATAGTAAACCCTAATGAGCATATTTTAAATTCTCCATAATGTAATTCTACATCTTCTGCTAGAGCTACATCAATTCCAACACTATGTCCATACCCACCTTTAAATTCTAATTGATATGTTTGTTCATCTAGTAAAGTATAATCTATTTTTTTCATTATTTATTTTTCTCCTTATCCTCATCTAATACCATAACTTCTACACGAACTCTATAAAGTCTATTGTTATCTATTATAGGTATATCATAATATTTATTTTTAAATACTCCCATTTTAGCATTTAGATATTCAAGCATAGTTCTTTCAAAGTTGCTATCTTCAATATCTTCTGCTTTTTCTGATATAGTATAACCATCTTTTAAAATTTTACCATAAAATACTGACCCAGTAATACATCTACAACCTAATACCTTTTTAATCTAAATCACCTTACCTTTTCTATTTCTTTTTTAAATTTATTTTCTAATTCTTGTATATTATAATCATTTCTAAACTTTCTATATGTATTCTCTTGCCAATATTTTAATTTATTCCAAAGAGTAGGATATTCTGAATATATAATTTTTAATCCTCCTAATCTTTGTAAAGGACAACACCAACAAGATAATCTAGCAAATTTTTCATATAAGCCGTTCCAATTAAAACCTTTAGAATAACAATAATTTAAACAATCTTGTTCTGTCATATTCCATTCTGCTAGGGGATATCTAATAATTTTTTCTTTATTTTTATTTAGTCTATCAGGTTCATCAATAGCTATACCATGATATTCTATAACTTCACAATCTTTATACTTACTTTTAAGATATTTTCTTATTATATCTTTTTTAAAATATCTAGTACACCAACGATTCCTAAAGTCAGGAAAAGAATAACCTTTTTGTCCTTTGTTCTTACCTTTTTTCTTTTCATAATGTAGTAACATATACTCAAAATCTTTTTCTGCTTTCAGTTTAGTTATAGTTCTACCTATATATTTTTCAACTTTAGTTATATGCTCATACATTTCAGGAAATTCTACTGTAGTATCTAAAAATATTATGTCATCTATTGGCATATTATTTTCTATCATTTTTAAAAGCATTGCTGTACTATCTTTTCCCCCACTAAAACTTACAATATGTATCTGTTTCTTATTTGTTTCAGACATTTCCTTCCTTTCTCTTTTTTAATATATCTTGTAAAATATTATTTATTGATTTTCCTTGTGGAGTATTAGATTGATTTATAATAGGACATTTCTCTCTAAAGCCACATAAATTATCACAAAAAAATTGTTCATTTACATAATCTCTATTAGTAAACTCATTCTTTTCTAAACCTAATTCTACTTCTTTGGTGGTATGCTCTACATAGGTAGTTATATCATCTATATCCTCTTGTGTTACAAAATAATATACATAACAATTTTGTACATTCAATAAATATTGATATTCTTTAGGTATTGTTTTTGTTTTAATCCATTTTTTTATCTCTTTTTCTTTTTCTTCTCCTAATTCTTCAATCAACTTGTCATAGTATGGCTCTATATAGTTATCTTTCCTAGATTTTTTTGAAGATTTACTATTATAATAAACATTGACATATTTCATAAAGTCCCAACCAACTCTCTCTACTACAATATTTGGAAAAGATTTCTCTAGTAATATCTTATATAATATTAATTGTCTAGCTTTTTCTTTCATTTCCTCTTTTGTAAATATAGTTGAAGTTTTAAAATCTATTATATCTACATAAAATTTACCATTTTCTTTTCTATTAATTTTAAGATAGTCTATATACCCTAATATCCAATGTTCTCCTATTTGATTTAATACTTCGACTTCTACTCTAACATCTTTTGATATTTCAGTGTAATTATGTCTAAAATAATCTTTTAAACATTTCTCATAATTCTCTTGAATGGTTAGTCCACCTTTTCTATCTTTAGGTAAAAGTACACCTAGTGTTTTAAGCCTTTCTAACCTAGTTTTAAACTGTTGTAACATATCTTTATATTCTATGTTACCTAATACATAAGCCTCTTGTATATCGTGTGCTAGAGAGCCATAGAAAGAATATGAAGAATGTAGTTGAGGTACTCTATCTATTCTTTGAAGTTTATAAGATAATTGACAACCATTCCATTGTTCTAATTCACTAAAACTCCACAACTTAACTTTATTAGCTCTTAATTCTTTTACTTTATCTGATTGTTTGTTATTTATTCCAAGTTCAAATTGTCCTTTAAGAGTTAGCAAATAGCCTTGTACTGTTTCTGTATAATAACCACTCTTTACTAAACCTCCCATATAAATTTGTTCTAATTTTGAAATATCATCTTTTAATATACCAAAATTAAATTCATCTAAATATTTACTAAGGTCTTTGAACCATTGTTTATGTTTTTTAATTAATTCTACTTGTGGTGTTTGTTCCAAATATTAACCTCCTTTCAGATTTATATATCTTATCTTAAATATTATATCAAAAAAATTCCACCTTGTCAAGTGGAATTTTTAAAAATTTTCATTTTTTAAATATTTTGTAAATATTTCATTTATTTCTTCCTTATTTCTATCACAAATAGCTTCTTTTTCTCCTAGTAAATTATTTGGTATATTATTTACATCTATGTATTTAATTTTACACTCTCTACCATACTTCTTTAATTTCTTTATATTAGGTATTAAACTCTCATCATAATTTAAAGACTTGTCTAAAGCAAATATAACGGTATCTACTTGTAATAGTTTTAATAACTCTATATGATTCCTAGATAAAGCATTACTACCTAAAGCTAAAGTAGGTATTTTACTACCCATTTGCCACATTTTCATAACAGATTTTTCACTTTCAACTATCATAACTGTTTTAGTTTTCTTGATTAGGTCATAATACACATCATAGCCAAAGAACACTAAAGATTTACTATATCTAAGAATAGGCATATATTTATTCTCTCCCTCTTGTAAATATTTAGCATTTCTTCTTCCAGTTAAACCTATTAATTCATTATTATAATAAACTGGTATTAATACTCTTCTAGTAAATTTATCATATCTAACTCCAAAGAAAAGTTGAGTTTCTACATTAATATTATCTTTTAAAAATAATTCAGAAATAGCTATAGGGTAATCTTTTAATATTTCTTTATCGTATATTTCAGGTGTTTGGAATATATAAGTATCATTCCAAGATTCTACTTCTCCACTTTCATTTATAAGTTGTTTATGCGTGGCTAGACTTAAATATAATTGAGAAATATATTTAGTTTTATCTACATCATTTAGTTTACTCAATAAATCTAAAATATTACCTTTATCATTATTTCTAAAATTATAATATCTTAAACTATCATCTAAAGATAATACATAAGCATTTGAATTATGGTCAATATCAAATCTTGCAGTCATACCATCAGAGCTTGTTATTATTTTACCTACAAAATTATGTAAAAGATTATAAAGTATTTCTCTATTCAAATTAAGATTATGTAAAACTATGTCCTCTAATATCATAAATTAACCTACTTTTATTAAGATTTTTTTCTAACAGTATCTTTTGGCATATTTTGTATTACTCCTACTTCCTCATAATATAATGTATCTAAATCTACATAATAAAGCAATACATAATCATCTCGCCCATTTCTGTTTTTATCACAGAAAAAAGCATAATAAGGTAAATTTGTATTCAAAGATACTTCTTCATTTTCAAATGTTTCTTCATTATACTTAGTTACAACTAGATTAGTTAATTCTTCTTTATCTAATTTTCTAAACATAATTAAATTTTCTAATATCTCTTTTATTGCTTTAGCTCTAGCCAAACATCTATAGGTTAAATACTTTACATTTGATGATTCTCCTGCTATTTGTAATGTAATGGTAAAGGTAATATTAAATCTTTTAGTTAAATTATCTGCTACTTTAGATAATTCTATTATATCTTTATACTCTTCTTCATCTGCTTTAAATGTATCATATACAAAATGTCTATAGCCTTGTCTTACTTTCTTTTTTATTTCTCTACGAAGTATATTTGGTTGCATATTTTCAAAGTATATATGTGTAATTCTATCTTTATATCTATCTTTCCAATGCAACATAGCATTAATAAAATATTCCATATCCTCATTAGACAAACTATTCTCTCCATATTCTGCTCTACTTATTGTTTTTGCATTTTCATTTAAAAATACTAATACATTTGTTATATAAGCAAAAGTTAGTATTTGTATAAATGTTTCAAAAACTTGTTCATTACAAAATAAACATATTTTGTCTTTTGAGTTCTCTAATAAAGATAAAATATAAACTGTTACTAATAGTGTGGTCTTCCCTGACCCACTTGCCCCTGCAATTCCATTAACACCTCTGACTATACCTTTATTCCACTTATTCAAATAACTATATCTTAAATCAAAAGGAACACAATCTACTCTTTTACCTTTTCTTATATTTTGAGTAAACTCATCTGTAATCATATCTGTTAAATTTGTTTCTACAAAATTACTATCGGCAGTACCTACTGAGCAAATTTCACTTATCATACCTTCCATTGTAGTAGTTAAATCATCACTGCTAGTAAAATTAGTTAATTTACCTATAAATTCCTCTAAACCACCGTTATTCATTATTTTATCATATAATCTTAGAGGAACACTTATTACGGTATATTGCTCTAATACTCCTTCAAAATCTATAATATCGTTATTAGTAATTTCTTTAACTAGATAAAAGATATCCATACATTCTTTTTTTCTATTCTCTTGTATTGATAATGTATTTAAAAATGTAGATAGAGCAAACTCATCTATATTTGTATATTTTTGTTTAGTATATAGTATTCTACATACTTCATAAAACTTTTTATAATCAGATAAACTAAATAAAACATTTTTATTTGTTTTCTCTTCTAACATATTAAAATTTTCTATACTTTGTAATACTCCTGCTAACAATCTAGCTTCCAGTATCTGCATTATATCTCTTTTAGTATCTACTATACTCATTAAACAATCCCTACTTTCTTTTCTAAATCTAAGTAATTTTTCATAAGTTTTTCATCTTTATTTATATTAATTTTAGTTTTATCTGTCTTTAAATATTTAGGGTCAATACTATAAGGCATTAAAAATTGTTTATGTAAATCTTCTTTGTATAGATTTAATAAGTAAATTAATTGATTAAAATTACTATTAATATCAGAATTAATAGTATTCCACTCAAAATACAAATCTTTAATATAGTGTAGGAAATATACTCTTTTTGCATAAGTATCTACTTCTTTTTCAAAATCTTTCAATAATTTTTTATTTTTTGAATTTAAGTTTTTTCTATCTCCCTGAATTAACATCTCTAACAAATTTTTATAAATTTCTTCACTTTGACTCTCTTTTAAATTGTCTTTTTTCTTTTTTGGCATAAAACACCACCTCTCTTTTAGATTAAGTAAAATAAGGTAGGTAAATATTTACCTACCTTTAAGTATATTTATTATATCATTCAAATATATCACTAAATTTTAATCTTAACCTCTAAAAAGGGAAAGAATCCTCATTAGAATTATTTGTTGTATCTGTATTTTCTGTAGACTCTCCACTTTCTACATTAGTGTTTAACTCAGTAGTATCTCCAGTATTTTCAACTTTTTCTTCTACCACTTCTACTTTTACTTGTTCTGTACTAGGGGGTGGTGCTTGTTTTCCTACTTCACTTTGTCTTTTTTTAGCTAATTCTATAGCTTGTTGCATAGAATTTTGTGTAGCAGTTTTAACTGCCGAAGTTGAATTATTACCTGATATATCCTGTAAAATAGGGTTAGCTACATAATCTAATTTATCAAAAGCTATTAAAGATATATTGATTGTACCTCTTTCTACAGGTATTAATCCTATAGATTTATATTCCTCTTGAAGTTTCTTTTGATAAAGTTCTTCATTATCTTTACTTATAGCTTTAAAGAACACTAATTTACCTTGATTTACATCCGATTCAGTAGGTTCTCTAAATGCTTTTCCACTTTCAAGTTCTATAGTAGCAGGAAGTAAGTAATATCCATCTGTACTTAGATTATCTGCACAATCTTCTCTCATTTTATCTAAAACATATTTCGCAGTCTCAAAGTCATCTTTGACTTCTCCATTTAAGAAAACTTCTAAAGGAATTAATCCTTTTTGTTTAAAATATTCATTTTGAGTACCTAAAGGTACAAACATTTCTAATTCTTTATCTAAAGCCATATTTTCTATTTCAGTTTTAGAAAACAATAGATAGCAATGAGAACTTAATCTGTAATCTGTTGTTTTTTGGTCAACATACTCTACTTTTCTAGCTTCTAATCCTAATTGTAAAAATCCCGAATTGTTGACTTTATATCTACTATTTCCATCAACTTTTACTTTTTTACCTTTTAAAGTTTTTAAAGACTCTACAAAAGATTTAACTGTCAAATATGTTTTTGTTTCTTTTTGTCCTTTTATTTCATACTTAATAGCTTTTTTCTTCATTTCTTCTGTAGCATTTTGTTCAGACACTCTTTGTGGTTGTCCATTATCAAAATATTGTAGCTTATCCCATTCATTTGTAAAGAATGGAATAGATACTGTAGATTTTGTAGTTGGGTTTTCTATAACTAAATTAATTATAGAAGTAATATCTGTTTGAACTCCATTATCCATCTTTTTAGGGTGTTCAATTTCTTTTATAACTCCTAATATATCTAATTTACCTACCAATTTACTTTTATCTACTGCCATTACACATCATCTCCTTTTATTTTTAATAAGTAAGACTAAATTTTATAGTCTTACTTATTATAGCATATATTTTTTATTATTGCAAGTATTTTTTATTTATTTTTCTTTTGGAGTTTCTATTCCATAATATTCATTTCTTTTTTCTATTACATAAGCTAAATCATTGTCAATTTCGTCCGTATCAAACATTCCCATAGGAGTTTTGACTACTGATTTACTATTATTCATATTATGAACTTGAAACACATATCTACCATCTTCATTCATTCTAGCAAGTAATACCATTTCAAACATACCTTCTAATTTAACTTTCTCATCTATTAATTTACCTATTGTTCTTATAGATATATTACCTAATTCATTGACCGTAGCATGAGTCATAAAAGTTACTAAAATATCAGGTCTATCTGCTAACAACTCATCGGGTATATCTTTAAATGCTCCATATAATCCTGATGCCATATTACTAAATTTTTCAAATCCTTTAACATTAATAGTTTTCATAAATTCATCTGACATAAAATAAATTATATCATCTATAACTATGTTTTTTACTTTTTTATTTTTATCTTTTTCAAGTATATCAACTATTGCACCTACGAGTTCTCCATAATCTTTTGGTGTATATACTTTGAATTTGTTATCTCCATTTTTAAAAGGTAATCTTTTATTAAAACATTTAATTATTATTGTATCGCTTGAGTTCATTGCCCTAAGTGAGCTAGATTTTCCACTTGATGACTCCCCAATTATAAGCATTCTATCTGCCATTACACATCATTCTCCTTTTCTTTAAATTTTCTCTTTATTTCTCCTAATTTTACTTTAGTTAAACCTACTTTGTTATTTATTTTTACTATATGTTTATCTTTAAAATATTTATTTGGATAAGCTACATCATCATCTACAATGACATACATACCATTATAATTATTTTTATCTAACCATTCTTTAATTTCTTGTTCTCTAGTATTTCTTGCTTGACCTGTAACATCTATTACCAAGCAATCTAAAGAATTTACTCTTTTTAACCAAGAATATTCATGAAATATAGTATCAAAAAACTCATTAAATTCTTTTGAACCTCCCATACATATTCTCCAACTAGATGATATTACTATTTTAACATTATTTTCCAAACACCATAGTAATAATTGATTAAATACTCCTATGTTATCAAAGCTCCAATCAGTTAATCTAATATTGCCATCATAACATTTAATTGGTATATTCAAACCCATACCACTTCTAGTACCTATATTATTTACAACACCATCAAAGTCTAAAAATAGTATTTTATTCATATTTCCACCAATAATATTTTATTACAAATAGCTTTTCTAATTGAGTATTCGTATCTAACCTTTTATTAATGTTCTGTACAATTTCTTTTTCCCATATAGTTATAAAATCATTAGGTGCTTCATATTCACTGACAACTACTATACATCTTTTTGACATTTCTCTTACTAAATTCCAAAACTTTTCTGTATCAAACTTTTCTTTATTATATTGTTTTGTATCTTTATATGGTGGGTCTATATAGATTAACACATTATTATTCTTCTTTAATTTATCTAAATCATCTAAATTAATATTAAATATATTTTCTATAGTGAATGTAGCAGTTTTTAATGCTTCTTTTTGGTTTATTAAATTATTATATCTTTCTCTACCCATATTTCTAGGGTTACCTTTAGCATCTGTTCCTCTTGCATACACACCCCAAAACAATCCACCATAACTAAATAGAAAACCTACATAACCATAATACCAATCTTCATAAGTATTATTTCCTAACAAGAAATCTTGTTTAACTTTCTTATACTCATTCTCATCTATATGTATGTAGTCTAAGTCATTAAACTTTATTTTATCAAATAAAGCTATTAAATATTTGTTATTATCAAACCCATACTTTTTATTACATACTATTGGGTATTTAGTATTAGCTATAATATTTGCTCCACCACAACAAGCATCAATAAATACTTCACAATTATTTTCTTTAATTAACTTGTTTAATATAGGAATAATATATTTAGCTAATCTATTTTTACTTCCTTGATAAACTATAGTAACCACCTACCTTTATATTTTATATTAACATTATAACATATCTACATATATTTTGTCAAGTGAAAATTTTATTATTTATGAAATCCTAAATCGGCAGGGTTATAATCTCCATTTATGTATCTAATATTTCCACCAAAACTTTTTCTATTTTTTGTTACTTGTTCTATCAATTTTACTGTTTCTTTTGGTAATTCGTTATATGAACCTTTACTCCAATAGTAAATAACTAACTTTGAATCTCCATAAATATCTGTATACCCTAATTTCCTTGCAATTTCTAAGGCTAAGTACATACCCAATAGTTCTCCATAATTATTAGATTTATCTGCATCTAATTCTATATTGTTAAATTCATTGATTTTCCAACCTTTAGATTTTAAAAATTCTTCAAATTTTGGTGTAATCAAATGATTTAATAAACTATTTTTATCTTTATCTGTAACTCTAACCTCTGTTACTCCTCTACCTCTTCCAGTTCCTGAATCAAAATACACACCATCATTTAATTCTATATTAGGTTTTTCATACTTAGCACCATTTTCTAGCCATAATTTAGCTTCTTCTAAAGTTTTAAATGACTTATATCTAAGTGCTTTTCTCTCTTTACAAGTATTCCAATCTTTATCTATTCCATTGTCTACATTTGAATTATACCAAGCATATAATTTACTCATCTGATTTACCCTCTAATAAACCTAACTCTTCTAATACCCATTCATCTTTTTCTGCTTGAGATAACCAATCTTGAATTTGTCTACGAGTTCTTTTAACTTTACTCTTATAAATATATCCTTTTTCTTTCTGTTCTTTACTCCAAGTGCTACAAGGTATTATTTCTGTATTTTTTAAATCTTGTAATAACTCAATACACTTGTCTATTTGTCTACATAAAAATTGGTAATTCGTTTCATTAGCTTTTCTCATTATAATCACTCTCCTATATTTAATAACTCAGTAAATTCCACTGCTACCCAAAAAGCCAACACCCAACTAATAATTAAACTTATAATCACTACAACATTAGTTATTACACTTTTACTTAATATATCAAAATATTGTAAAGGTAAAAACATATAAATAATAACTATAGTAATTAACATAAATATTGGCAACCAAACAACACAAGCTATTACAGTAGCTATAATTGATTTTAATATTAACTTTAACATACGACCTCCTTTGTAGGAATATTATAGCATATTTTTATACCTATGTCAATATTTAATTTATAAAAGAGTAGAAAATGTATCTACTCTTTATGTTCTTCTATATTCTTTTTTATTAATTTAATCTCATCTTTACTCAAAAAGAAATCTGTTTTACTATATTGGTAAAATAGTTCTATTTCAGACCTAGTCAATTTATCTCCACACATAGATTTTCCTACAATTACTCTTAGAGAGATTAAAGTTTTATCAAAGTATCCCATTATTTTACTCTCTTTAAATATGTTTCTAATTCTTTATTATAACTTAACCCTACTTCTAAATCATCAAAAATATTTTCTACTTTCTTAATATAATACAATATTTTCTTTTGATAATTACTTTGTAATAAATCTATATACTCTTTTAATTTTATTCTATCATCATAGTATATACTCTCATCATATAACATATTTGTAGATAATACAACTCTTTTTAAATCAAATATATAATCAGATACTCCCAATCTAAATGAACACATAGGGTCATCTATATTAGGTACTTGTTCTGTAAAAGTTCTACCTAGATAAATAAATGTAACTATTTTATCCATTTTATCTAATAAATACTCATCATAGGAATATTTATCTCTATTTAATCCTATAGACTTATACTTATTAATTAACTTTGTTAATTGTACTTCATATTCATAATCTTTCACATCACTTAATAGATTATTTAACTTATATTTATTAATTATATAATCTGATAGTTCTTTTACTTTCATTGTGTGTCCTCCATTCTTTTAACAACAGTATCAAATAAAGCTAATAAAGTCAACATTCCAACACTATCCTTAGTATCTGTATAATGTATATTTGGTTTTGTAGGTTGATATTCATTAACTAACTTACCATTTAATACACAAGTTCCTACATTAAATACTAAAACAGGTTTTGTATCACTTGTATGGAAATCTCCTACACTACCTCTAACACCACTAGCACATACTAATATATCTGCATTTTTACAAGCATACATCATATACTGAAAACTTGATGTAGAACTTACACACATAACATCATTTTTATAATATCTTGTAAGTATATTCATTAAAGGTTTTCCTACTGTTTTTCCTTTTCCTATAATTGTTATTTGTTTGTTATCAAAGTTTTCTATATTTAACCAATCTAAAAATTGCATTATACCTTTAGGTGTAGCAGGAGCATACATATAATTTTCTGTATCTAACCAAGAAGATATATCTACTCCTTCTGAATCTAAATTTTTAGTTATTTTTTGTTTATAAACTTCATATATATTACTATCTTTGCAAGGTAAGTCTAACATACAAGGGTATTTATTACTATTTATATCTAATAGATATTTTTTTAAATCTTGTACTGAACTTATAGGTGCTATAATTACCTCAATACCTAGTAGATTACCAAAAAGACTTCTATGTTTAGCATAAAGCATACAACCTTTATCATCTTCATTTGTAAGAATATAAAATTTCTTTTTTATTTCTAGTTGTCTAACTCTTTTTTGTAAATTGTCTACTTTTTCATTAAAATACTTTCTCATCATATCTTTTAATTTTAATTCTGAGAGCTTTAATTGAACCATTTTGGCATTTCCTCCTCTTGCTCTATACCTTGACTACCCTCTTTATAGATAGGTCTATTTTGGCTATCTAAAGCCGTTAAAATTGAAGTGCCTTTGTAATCCACAAAAAATCTACTCAAAGGTATTTCTCCGAATAATTTTAACATATTTTCCAAGATACAAGCTATAAATATGTCTTTCTCTGAGAGATTTAATAATTCTTCACGAGTATAATCACTAAAATTTTTATCTTCGACTTCAACTGTATAGATTGCTAAATAACCTATTAAAGTCATAAGATATAAAATAAATAAATTTTTATTTCTTAATTCCATTATTTCTTGAACTGTAAGTTTATCATCATCTTTTTCTCCACCATAAGCTAACTCTTGAATAAAATAGAATACTCCATCTATATCTAAGTTATTATCTATGTATATTTGTTTTAAAGTTTTAGGTGGTATTCCTTTTTCAAACCCACCCCACTCATATTTTTTATTATTCACTACAAGTGTATCTAATTCTTTAGTCTTTTCATTCATTAATCCCATTACTGTAAACATTAAGCATCTCCTCCTAAGAACTCTAATTTAATCATTTTATTTATAATCTACCACCTTTCTTTAATTTTACTATTTCTCCTAAAAATGTTTTTCTCTTATATTTTGTATCTCTTTTTCTTGCATTTTCAAATGTAAACCTATCATATAATACAGTTAATGTCTTACTTGCTCTTGATAATGCAGTATACACTAATTGTTTAGTCAACATAAATGTATGAGTTCTACTTGCTACAAATATTACATTTTCAGAAGTACACCCTTGTAGTTTATGAACTGTTGAACAATAAGCAAGTTCCCAATTAACTTCTCCATCAGTAAACTCTACAATTCTATCATCATCTAGCATTGAGATTGTATATTTATATATTATTTGAGTTTTCTTTTGTCCTGTTTCTTTATCTTTATAAGTGTGTTCTTCATATGCTTCTTTATTCTCTAACCTAAATCTATCTCCATTGAATACCATTAAATCATAGTTATTTTTAGTAACCATACCTATAGTTTTAGCTTTAGGATTATCTTTCTTGTATAAAGAATCCAATATATCATTAATATTTTTAGTACCTTTATCTCCTACTTTTTGTGGCAACATTATAGTTGTATTCTCAAAAGTATAAGGTATATTTGGGTTAGCATTATTCATTTCAACCATATATTCGTATATAAATTTAGCTAAAGCATCCCCAGTTTCTAGTTCCTCTGATAAAGGTATCATTAACACATTAGGTTCTTCATTGAGATACATACTATCTTCCATAGGAGAATAATCTATACAAAATTTATTACATATATAAGGAATATATGTATCTGATTTTGCTCTCATTATCTCTGTTAATTCTGTTAAGTTAGCTTTTAAACTTCCTACTTTTATCAAATCTAAAATATCTCTAAAAAAGCAACCACTAGAAATAGGAGCTAATTGGTTAGTATCCCCTACAAAAACTAATTTAGGTAGTCTAGGTATTTCTTCTCTAGTAGCATTAGGATTCTCTAATAAAAATCTTTCTCTCCTATTCATTGCAGGAATTAATATATTATCACATATAAACTTAAAGTGTACAATACTATACATACCACTTTCGTCAAAGTAATATACCATTTCATTCACATTATTTACTTGTTCCTCATAATTGTCTAAATCTACTATTTCAGAACTTCCTACCCCTCCCATAGCCATAAAATATCTATGGATAGTATATGCTTGTCTACCTGTAAAATTAGTTAGAACCTTAGCACTAATCCCAGTTGGTGTCAATAGAGTTACCTCATAACCACTTCTAACCATACTATCTATAGCAACCTTAGAGGTAAACGACTTCCCTGTCCCTCCTAGACCAATCAAACAATTTAATCCATTATTTTTAAATTGTCTTATGAATTGGTTTTGTTTTTCATTTAGTTTAGCTTTACTTTTCTTTAGAACATAATCTATATTCTCAACAGTAACATAATCATATTTTTCTTTTTCTAATAGTTTTAGATACTTAAATAGTGTCTTTTCAACCCAATAAGCTTCTCTACTTGTAATAAATTCTACTTTTTCTGCATAGTCCTCTAATGAAGTATCTAATACCTTACAATTTACATCTAATAATAATACCTCAGATTCTCTTATTTTCTTTAGGATATTTTCTTTTGTAAGTTTATCTACAACTGTTCTATCATATTGTTTTTTATAGTCATCTGTAACTTCTATAACATACTTAAAAAACTTACTAAAAGGTAAAATTGTACTACCCTCTGTACCATTAGAAATAAAATCATCAATTAGTACATTAAAAGTTGTGATAGTAAAATAATCAAAATTAAACCCATTAACTATTCTCAAATAGTTTTGTAATCCTATTCCTTTCACATTTTTAACGAAGTTGTCTAAATCATCTCTAAATGTTTTTAACCAAAGATAGTCATATTCTCTTGATGGAAATATATTTTTATTTAACATATTATTTTCTAATAGTTTAAGTTTTATATATTTAGACCATATAGATAGAGCTATACTATCTGTTATTTTAAACTCTGCTTTTAGGAAATTACACCACCTAAAAGCATCTTGACCCATATCTTTTTTAGTTATTGCCATAACATCATCTCCTTATCAATAATATTCTATAATATATTATAACATTTTTATTTTGGATTGTCAATATTTTCTTTTTTATAAGTAGCTATGAGTTCATTTATTCTATTATTGTAATTTATATAGTTTTCATAACTTCTAGTAAAAAGTTCTTCAAAATTTTTAAATATTTTCTCTCTCATTCTATAACTAGGTAAGTATAAATATACATCTTTTTTCTCTCTTATTGCACTTCTAAACATCCATTGTACTAATTCAGATAAAGCATATAGTTCCTCATCTAATTGGGAACGAACACCTGTATATCCCCCTATTGCATTAAATAAATCTTCATAAGTAGGGTTAATATACTTGTTATATAAATAAATTAATACAGTTCTATCTTTATATTTATTTGTACTTCTAGCATTTAAAGATAAGAATCCTTTGGTATATCCACTTCCCTTTAAAAATTCTTTTTTATCTTTTAAAGTAGTCCATAATGTATTCTCAGATTTACAAGGACATACATTAGTTATGTAATTATGTATATTTGCTTTTAACTGTTTAATCTCAATTTCCTTATCTTTATTGTTTAAGTAAGTATAAGTTAAAGCAAACTTTCTTTTATCTTTACTATTTAAAGAACCCTCATATAAATGTATTTTTGTATATATTTCTTTAAATTCCTTAATAGTGTCCTGTATATTATAAGGGATTAAAAAATATTTAGAGTTAGGTTTATAAACACTTTTCAAAGTATAAGGTATAGAATATAGTTTTAATAACCCTGCTAAATACTGACCCTCAAACATATAAGTTAGAATATAACATCTTCTTACCATAAAAAAGATGTGCATAGGTAAAGTATAAATATAAGAATTACCTTTCTTTAACACTTGTCCAAAAACACATTTATTTATAAAATTTTCATATAATCCTTTAGTTTTGTCTTCTGAATTTATATAATCCTTATCTATCCAATTAACTTCTGGATATTTACAATTATCTAAATAAGTTCCTAATTCTATCATTTTAGTTGATATTAATAAATTCCAATCTTTTGAGGATAAGACATCATTAGAAAATACATTAGGCACTTCATCTAAATATAAATCATAATCTTGTCTTTCTATCTCTTCACACCAATCTATAGTAATATATTCAAATAGTTTATGAGTCATAATTATGTTTTTACCTTCTTGTATAGCCTTAAATACTTCTTTACTTTTTGATAATAACTCTTTAGTATTCTCATCTTTCCTAACCATGGGAATATAAACATATATGTTCTCTTGTTTACATCTTTCATATATTCTATCTAGTTCCTCTAGGAAAGGAGTAACATAGATAAACTTATCTTTATGGTGTTTATAATTATCTATTAAGTTCTGTATAGCCCATTGAGTTTTACCTTTACCACAAATAGCATCTACTATTTGTATATTTGTATTTCTATTTTCACTTAATGCAGTATATCTAAGATTAAAGTTGTTTAATCCTATCCATCTTTCCATATTTGTTTCTTTCTTTTGTTTTTTCATATAATTAGTACCTCCTATTATAGTGTTATAAGAATATAGCATAAATACTAAGATTTTTGATTGTCTATATTGACAAAACTCAATATAAGTATCATAAATTATTATGTTGATTAACTTATGTCAATATAGTATTAGTATTATGTATATTTTTATTTTTTCTTTATATACCAATGATTTTGTAATTTATGTATCATATTCATTCTTACAATTTTGATAGTCAATTTAGTAATTTGGTTAGCAAAAATTTATTCAATAATACCAATGTAAAATTGATAGTGAATAGCATAAAATACTGATGTTTACTAAGATTTTCAAACACTGATTTTATGGTATGTTGAGGCTTGTAAAAAATTTCTCCCAACTAGCCTATTTTTCAATGGTAGGACTTATTTCAAAAAATGCACGAAAATTCATATATCTTAACTTACCTATTTATGCTATGTTCAGAGATAAATTCTATATAATATAATATATAAAAATAATCTAACACAACCCAAAGAGCTTTAGCTCTGTTGACTATCACAAAGTAAATTTATTGTATTATATCATAATATTAACATAAAGTCAAGCATATTATATAATTTTACCTAATATACATTCATAAAAATATTACTTGACTTATTATATAAAGTATGCTATAATAATATAAAATATAATTATTAATAGGAGGTACTAAATGGATGAATTAAGAGTTACACTAAATGAGTTTTTCTTTGCATATTTTATAAATGATAAAGCTTCAAAACAATGTAATTTAAATAGTAATAATGTAAAGATAATTCATATTAGTGTAGTAAAAGGAAATCAAATAAGAATAGAGTTTAAACTATTAGCAACTAATACTATACATTTTATTTTATTTAGACCAATAAACAATAAGACTTTGAAAGAATTAGCAGAGTATGTAAGTATTAAAGATTGGATATATAAAGAAGTAGATGTTAATAATAATGAAATTTTACCTACTGAAATACCTGATAGAATAGCATTAGAATTAAGAGAAGTAGCTTGGATAACTATATATACTTATTATATGTTATATGCAGATAAATATTCTAAACTAGAAGATGTTATGGGTGGATTTTGGTGTATTAATAAACTTAGAGTGTATCCTTTGATACTAGAATGGAAGAAAAGATATAATAATTTTAGTGAAAAAGAGCTAAAGAAGATGAAATAAGGAGGTAGTAAATGGAATTAAATAGTTTACAAGAGTATTTTGAAATAGTAAGTAGAGTTCCTGACAGAATCAAGAATAAAAAAGTTAGTATTATAGATATGTTGTTTTCAGAACAGGAGCATAAAGTTGCTTTAAAAGTGAAAGTCAAAGATACTATACATGAAGTAGATTTACAAACAAAAGATAAAATTAATCTTGAGTATATTGGTTCTTATGAGTTAGAAGATGTAATATTTACATTTAAAGATAGTTCTATAAAAGAAATTATATTATATGAAATACTAAATTGTTTTCAAGTTTTTGTAAAAAATTACAGTATTAGAAAGTATACTACAATAGAAAATAATATGCAAAAAATTATGTTATGTATGCTATATAAGGACAATGTATGAGTAAGAAAAGAAATCATAGATTAATTAAAAGATATAACTATCATATACCTAAACAAATAGGACTGAAAAGATATGTTAATTTCCTGAGTAAATACATTATTGCTTTTAACATTCAATCTAAAGAAGAAAATAACTATAATAGTTTTACTATATGGAATGATATTTATGAGAAAGGTATATGGAACATTAAGAGAACATCTGAAATAAGAAGATATTTTAGAAGTGCATACAGAAAAGGTTGCTATTGTAATATGCAACCTGAAAGAGTTGCTATTTATAAGACTGAAATGAGATGTCTGTTAATTATTAAGATGAATTATAAGTGGGAATTAAAGCAATTAGATAATGATAAGTATAAAGAGTATACATTTATCTACACAATGTTAAATAAGGGTGTCATAGAGCTTTTAATAGGAAGTGATAGTATATGTTAAAAGAATCAAATATCGTGTTAGTTTTACTGTTAATAGTTTTTGGAATATTAATATTAGATTTTATAAGAATAAAGATAAAATTATACAAGTTAAATAAAAAATTACAAAAGCTAGATGGACAAAGTTATATAGAATTTATGAAGAAAGTTAAGGAAGCATTAGAAAAAGAAATATAGAGGTTGATATATACCTCTATACTTTTTATAAATTTATTATTGACACATTAAAAATTATATGCTATAATGAGTTAAATATTAAATTTAAGGTAGGTGGTTATATGAAAAGAATTAATAAAGTAAGTTGGTTTCCTATTGGTAAAAAAGGAAATGGAGATGAGGCAGTTAGACTTATACTTAATAAAAAGGCTATGGAACAAATGGGTATGAGTAAAAATGGTTGTAGAGATGTATTAGTTGAATATGATTTTAAAAACAAAAAGATAATGGTAACACCATTATTAGAAGATGAGGAAGGAGTGATGTGTAATGAAATTACAATTAAATAGTCTTGTTAAATTAGGAGAATATGAAGTTAAAAGTTTAAATGTGGATGGAGTAGCTTATATAGGAATAGTAGATATTGCAAGTTTACATAAATATAAAGTAAAAGAAGTAGAGGAGTTGATTAATTTATATAAAGATAAATTTGAAAGAAAAGAATTAATTGAATTAAATGAGAATAATAACTTGGAATTAAAGGATAAATACTTACTATCTGATAGTGGGTATTTAAAATTTCTTGAAATATTAGAGGATACAAGAACTAAAGAAAGATATAATTATATGTGTTTTAATTTCTTTAATAAGAAAGTAAATGAAGAGCCTAAACAAGAAATTAGAATTAAGGATACTATTACTAGCTTGGAGTTATTAGAGCAGATAAATATATTTAGAAGGGAAGAAGGAAATAAAAGTGAGTTATTACACAAGAACTTATTAGCTATAATTCGTGATGAATTTGAAGATGAAATCAACGAGCTAAAAATTAAGCCCGTTGAATATAAAGATAAAAAGGGAGAAAGTAGACCTATGTACATTCTAACTTTAAATCAGGCTAAACAAGTTTTAATGAGAGAATCTAAGTATGTAAGAAAAGCAGTTATACTTTATATAGAAAAATTAGAGAAAAGAATTATAGAGTTAGAAAATCAGTTGTCTACAAAAGATGTTTTAATGTTAAATATTGTTAATTCACAATCTAAACTAGAAATAGCAACAAATATAGCCAAATTTAATATAGAGTATATTCAACCTTTGGAAAATAATCTTAAAGAAGAAAAAGATAAAGTAATTTTGAAAGATTTAGAATTAAAAAATCAAAAACATAAAGTAGAACTATATGATACTATAGCAGACAAAGATAAGACATTTACTATGAGTGAAGTTTCTAAATTAATAAATTATGTTGGTGTAGGTAGAAATAAACTGTTTGAAATACTAAGAATTAATGAAATTCTAAGAGCTAATAACGAACCTTACCAAAGTTATGTAGATAGAGGTTGGTTTAAAATTATAGTAACAGAAAAAGGTAATCAAGTAGTACCTCAAACAGTAGTATACCAAAAAGGTATAGAAAAGATATGTGAGTTATTAGATGAGTTAGGGTATAAGAAAGCAAATAGATAAAGAGTAGATTTTTCTACTCTTTTATTTTTCATTAAAATATTTTAAAGTTTTTATTGACATAATATATTTTATATGCTATAATGATTATATAAAACCAAAAAGGAGTGATGAGTATGTTAAAAATAAGTTTAGGAACAGTTAAAGGTAGACATCAATTACCAGTAACAGATTATGTATTTAATAATGAGATACAAGATGTTACAGATGTAGAGAAAATACAACAAGATGTAGACTACTATTTTAATGAATTATATAGTCTAAATGGAAAAGATGTACAAATAATATTATATGTAACAGGTCTTACTGTAGTAACACTTGCTATAGTTAAAACTTGCATAAGACTTGGTTATAAGTTGGTCTGCATGCACTTTGACAGAGATACAAATTGTTATTTAGGACAAATAATACTATAAAATAGAATAGAGGAGTTGATATAATGAGAACAAATAAATTAAATTGGTTAAATATAGGTAAAGGATATGAGAGTATTAGACTTATTCTTAATAAGAAAAAAGTAGAAGCTATGGGATTTAATAAAGTAGATAATAATGAAGTTCTAATAGAGTATGATATTGAAAATAAAGTTATTACTATTAGACCTATAAAAAGTGTAGATACAAGTGTAGTAAATATGTCTACTATTATACTTTCTATGAAAGGAGAGTTTTCATTAGAAGATGTTTTAGTGAAAGTATCTAAAATTAATACCAACCTAGCTAACAAAGAAGAAATACAAAATAGATTAAATGCTCTTCTTGAGTTAGGAATGTTAGAAATAAATTCTAAAGGATATAAAATTATAAAATAGAGTCTAAAATAAATTTTGAGGCTCTGTAGTATGTCTAAAAACTATTTTAAAAAGTTTTTGGATAAATTATATGGCTAGGTTATAAAATTAGTTTTAAATGCCTCTGAGAGCTTTAAAATGAATATTGAGAAAGGAGTGATATTTTGACACTAACAAAACAAGAGCAATATGATAACTATATGAAAACAGTGATAAAAGAACAATGTAATAATACTTTAACTTTTAAATGTACTTGGTTAGATTTAGAAAAGTTATATAAAGAAAATTGGAATAACTTTTTTAAAAAGAAGTATAGTATGGGTGCTATTCTTATATTTGTTAAAAGTATGAGAGTTTTAATAGAACAAGCAGATACTAAATTTTTAGAAACAATAGGATATAAAAAATTTGAAGATAGAATTACAGATATGTTTAAGAGTTTTACTTCACAATTAACTATTTATTATGGTTATATAGCAGATTTTTTAGATAGCTATTGGTATAAAGAATTTCATAGTATAAGAAATAAACTTATAGGTGTATATGAGTTTGATAGATATATGAAGTCTTGGATTGAAATTGGATATTTAAAATATAGAGATAATTTAATAGTTGGTTCTAATTATTATGAATTGTGGGAAGTGCTTAAAACTTTTCCTAGACATACTTTTCTAAAATCTAAATATTTTATGAATCAAGTTGAATTGTATGTTGCAGAGTGTATAGATGTGTTTACTACACCACAAAAAGAATTATATGAGTTATTTAGAAATGATGTTTTTCAACAAAAACCTATAACAAGAGAATGGGTTTTAAATTCGGATATTAAAGTACCAACAATAGAAGAAATAAATAAAGAGTTTAGAGAGAAATTAGATAAAATTAAAATATAAAAAGGAGGATTATTATGGTAGATATTGGAAATTTAAAAGATTTTGATGTGTTTAAAAATGAAATTTTAAGAAATTTAGGATTAGTAATAAAAAATTTAAAAATTGAGTATATAGGTAAGAATAAAATACCTTCTCTATTTTTAGAAATGTATGATGAAGACAAAGATATTAAAAATAAAATAACTCAAGTATTAAATTCATTGAATATTATAGATGAGTTTGTAGATTTAGGTGTTAATATAGAAATATCTTATTTAAATGAGAATTTAATAATAACTGCTTTGGATGGTAAAGAAATTTTAAATAGAGATTTTGGTAGATATTTGATAACTCATCTATATTCTACTATAATGACTTATAAAGGAGATGTGATAGAATGAGAACACTATTATTAATGAGAGCTTCAATGGGTGCAGGGAAGTCATATTGGATTAAAGAAAATGGTTTAGAGCCTTACACTTTAAGTGCAGATAATTTTAGAATTAATGTACAAAATCCTATATTATCTCTGGATGGAGATTTTTCAATAAGTCAAAAAAATGATAGGTTAGCTTGGGGTATGCTATTACAATGCCTTGAAGAAAGAATGAAAAGAGGAGATTTTACAGTAATAGATGCTACTCATTCTACTCAAAAAATGTTAAATAATTATAAAGCATTAGCAGAAATGTATAAGTATACTATATTTGTAAAACAATTAGATGTACCTTTAGAAATTTGCTTAGAAAGAAATAAAACAAGAGATAAGTACAAATTTGTGCCTGAGGATGCAATTAAAAGATGTCATACTCTAATTAGTCAAACAGAATTATCAAAAGGTGTAAAGAAAATTGACAGAATAGAAGATATTAATAATTTCTATGTAGATAATATTACAGATAAATATAATAGAGTTATTATTGTAGGAGATATACACTCTTGCAACACTGTCTTAGGACAAATGTTTGAAAAAGAAGAATTTAGAGAAGATACTTTATATATATTCTTAGGGGATTACTTGGATAGGGGTATTGAGCATAAAGAAACTTTAAAGAGAATAATGTATTTATCGACTTTAAAAAATGTTATATTACTTGAAGGGAATCATTTTCATTTTGAACATTGGTGTCAAGGTAGAGAAGTTAAAAGTAAAAAGTTTTTAAATGAAACTCTTAAAGTTTTAATAGATGGACTTAATGATGAAGAAATAGAACAATTTAAGTCAAAAGGTAGACAATTTTATAAGAAACAAAGACAAGCCTATGCTTTTGAATTTGATGGTAAAAAATATTTATGTACACATGCAGGACTTCCATCAGTACCTTTGATGAGTTATATAGCAACAGATGATATGATTAAAGGTATTGGAGATTATGAAGATGACATAAGTGGTATTTATGAAAATAACTATGCACTAGGTAAATGTCAAGATTTTACTCAAATATTTGGTCATAGAGCTAATAAGTGTACAGAACATTCTATTAATTTAGAGGGTCAAGTAGAGTTTGGTGGAAATTTGATGTATTATGTACTTGAAAAAGGAAAAGAACCTAGATTAGAAAGCATAAAGAATGAAGTTTATGATAAAGATTATTTTAATAGAGAAAGAGAAAAGTACAATAGAACTGAAAGTAAGAATTTAACTCAAAATGAAGAAGTAAATAAACTTATATTAAGTAAATTAGTAAAAGTAAAGCAATGTGAACCTAATTTATTATCTCTTAACTTTGGAGATAATGTGTTCAGAAAAAAACAATGGAATGATATTACAGTTAAAGCTAGAGGACTTTTTGTAGATAAGGAAACAGGTAATGTAGCTATTAGAAGCTACAATAAGTTCTTTAATTATGGAGAATTAAAAGAAACAAGAGATGAGTATTTAATGGAAAATCTACAATATCCAGTATTAGCTACCTACAAAGAAAATGGCTTTTTAGGACTTATGTCAGTAGTAAATGGAGAAGTTGTGTTAGCAACTAAGTCTACTACACAAGGAGATTGGAAAAACTATTTTCAAGAGTTATGGGATAGAGAGAACTCAAATATAAAAATGTATTTACAAGAGGTTGCAAGTAAAGAAAATTGTACTTTTATATTTGAAGTTAAATCATTCAAAGACAAACATATACTAGATTTTGATAAAGAAGAGCTTGTCTTATTAGATGTTGTTAAAAACAGTTTAGAGGTCAATGGGAAGGAAAACTGTTTAATTAAATATAACTAAATCTAATTATATTTAATTAAAACTTTAAAGAAAACCCCTACTTTAACAGTAATGTTGAGGTAGCTTGAATTTAAAACTAGGAAACCGTAAAGATAAATCAAACCACAAAGTAATTAGAAATGATAGGCTTGAAGGTAGCGAAAGCAGAAAAAATTGATTTGTATGTCCTAAGATGAAAAAAAGTTATAATTTAAAATAGTCTTTTTGTTAGTGCAACCTATTTTAATTATAATTCTAAGGGAACACTGTTTATAAAAGGTAAAAGATAGTGAACAGTTAAAGTTAATC